AAGAATTATTTAAGATTGAGTATGCCGATCCTACTTCGGGATTCGGGCAATCCGTAGTAGTAGAACTCGTAAGACCGGGATTTAATAATATGTTGATTGGACAATCAGTAAGTCCTGCTCAATCAATATATGGACGCTTCGGATTGTCGAATCTAAGACTACGCTCGCGTGTGCGTACAGTAGTATTCCGAGTGGGTGCGGGAACAGGTGGCAGTGATGCTTATAGTGAAGATGGTGTTAATTGGAATCCACGTGTAGGGGATTCAGATGATCCAGTTACCGGAGTGTGTCCGGAGAATACGTGTGTAGCCGACCATATCAGCCTGTCATATAATGGTTACTTTGGGGCTATGGATATGGACTTGCGTAATCCCTACGAAGATAGTCAAGGCTTACAACTTAATATAATAAATGATTATACTCGTGGGAAAGAGTTACAACATTTCAAGAACTCGTATCCTACATTCGAAACATTAAATTATAAGTTCCAACACTTAACATTAACTAAGAGAGAAGAATTCTTCACGTTCTATAAGTTAAGTGCCGGTGACGAGATAACTCTTACTGATTACTGTGGTCGAGAATGGCTTGGTGTAATACTTGATCCGGAGTGTAGGAGTGAAACGTATGGACGAGGTGGTCAGTGTGATAATGGCTTATTCTATAATTTAGCTTTCAAGTTTGAAGGAGTATTAATATGATACTGTTCTCATACGATACATACAATTTGATACTGCCTAATCCGCAGTATGGTGAAGCAAAGATTGTTAATGTCAAAACAATGTTTGATCATGCTATGGATGGCAAGATATATTCCTTCCGGTATACTCCACCGGCTGACAAGTTTGAGTTACCAATCAAAGGTGTGATGGGTAGTAAGAAAGATGAAGTAATCGAATTCTTAAAAGCATCAGCAGGACAAATATTAGTCTACACAGATGAATTCGGAACTGAACATAATGTAAGAGTAATATCTGATCCAATAGAGTTCACATGTATTGGACGCGGATATAATAATATGTATGCTTATGATTTCACAATCACACTGGAGAAAATATGAGAGAACTAACACCGGCTACTCAAGCACTCGCTGATAGGCGATTAGGTACTGAACCAATCGCCATAATTAAAGTGGAGTGGACAACTGGTACTCGCTACTATGCAGACAAGTCGTTCACTTTAGGAGCATTAAACATTGAAGGTAAAATATATGATTTCTCAACAGTGTCGGGGCAACTAAATGACAAATCCTATGGACAGATTCAGTCAGCTTCTTGTACTCTTAGTGATATTGATGGTTCTCTTAAAGATTTATTTGACAATACGGTCGTGGAGCAACGTCCCGTAACTATATATCATCACTATGAAGGATTGGGAGAAGCTGATTTAGTTCCTATTCTTCACGGCAAAGTTGTATCCAATATAACTTGGAATGAAGGTGACCGCAAGTTCAGTTTTGAAATAAATGCTGAAATAGATAGCGAAGATTTACTACTGGAGATACATGAAGGTTGTGTAGACTTTCCCGCCGAAGAAGATGTTGGTAAAGTTCTTCCCCTATGTTTTGGTACACCTCTACGAGTTCCAGGAGTTGAACTTCAGTTGGGTTGTACTGGCGAATTGCTTACTGCTATATCATCGTGGACGACATGGTATAGAGAACCTAATGATCCGGACACTGGCAAGACTACATATAAAAGCACACATTTCCACGTTAGCCACTTCGAGGACTATGCAGGTCAGACCGTACTGTTAGAGATTGATAAATCACTATACTTAGTCAAGTTCGATACAGACGATAAGACATCGTGTAACTGTGTAGGTATAGGTAGTTTCAATACAGGCTATCCTATTAATTGTCAGATTGCAGGACGTCTCGAATCGGATTACGACTATACAAATATTAACGCCATATGGATAACTACGGATAAAGACGTCCGCGGTAAGACACTTCTAATTCATGTCGATAGAGTATATAAGTACCTAGAGGACGATAACGGTGGTATGCACGAAGTGAATCCCGATACTCTAGCCGTTCCTAATGCCGATAAGTCGGGTGATGCGGACATTAAGACTAAGACAACAACTGAAACGTTTGTTTGCACCATTGGTAATCAAGACGGGACTAAAGCCTTTATGTCCCAACCTTATCGTGATTTATTTTACAAGGAAAGACTACTTGGCACTACTCACAACGAGAAATATCCAACATATCCATCTGTTGTGATGAGCATCAAAGGTAAAACGGAATTTGAGTGGAGCATGTTACCTAATCAAAATGAACCTCTATACTGGAATATATCACCTGGGGCTAAGGTTAAGATATATAATGCCGGTAGTGTTATAGTGGTTAATAGCGTTCCTAGTTTGGCTATACATGAAGTTATGGCTAAACGTAAAGGTGAACTGGTAGCCGTTCCTAGTTCCTACTTTGATATATTCTTAGATTATCCCTGCGTTGTCGATCCCTCTACTGGAGTAGTGGAACATCTTACTGTATTGAAGTTCAAAACTGATTTAGCAAGCATACCCAATGAGAATTGGGATGGCAGTAGGATATACGTCAGCCTAACCAGTTCTATTGGCGACAATACAACTGATGATGCAATCAGATGGATACTGGCTCATAGGATAACCGGCTTAATACCGGACACTACTACGTTTGATGAAGTATCTGCTTTGATTGAGAAGTATCCAAGTCATTTCGCCGTACTTAGCCAAGTGGATGCTTTAGCAGCTATAAAGGACTTCGCTTGGCAAGCTAGGGTTGGTATGTACTTGGAAGCCGGTATAGCATATACTCATTATCTTTCCAAAGAGCCAACTGAATCAATATACACATCGAACATATCGAAGATTCAGTTCAAGAGCATGAACATAAGTAAGACTAGCACTGATGACATACATCCGAAGTTCACTGGATTGTGGAATCACACGTATGAGGAAGAAGAAAAGAAGAAAGTCATCTATGAAACTAATAAGTTACTGTATACGAAGAAGGATTACGAGTGTACCTTCTCGATATACAATATCCAATCGCTTGTTGAGAAGAGCGCAAGATTTTGGTCTTATCGCATGGCTAACGCGTGGGTGAAGTTGAAGATAAATACTTTCTTAACTTCCTTAGCAGTTCAGATGTGGGATGTAATAACTGTTCACTGTGATTATATTAATGGTGGTGCAGATATTTTCGGAGTGGTTGATGGAATCGATATTGATACATCGACGCATCAGATAACTCTTAATGTTTGGTTACCAATCAAACAAGGCGAAGGCTTAGCCTATTTAGATGATAGTGCTGATGTTAAGCCACCTAATCCCGCGGAAGGATTGAGTCTTACTGATTATAAGATACCGGTAGATAATCCTCGTGCAAGAGCACCGGCATCAATTAGGAAAGCGGGTAGGACAGTTAAGAAAGACGCACCTAGAACATCAGAAAGCAACGCTGATGTAGGTCAGAGTTTGGGTACTACTGCCACATTTAAGATATTGGAAGTATACGATAACGTTCTCAAGTGTATGCTGACCAATCCCGATAACATTAAAGAGAATGGTAAGATTGAGAATCCTCCCGATCCGGATGATGAGGATTTAATCTTTTGGATAGCGAAGTATTCAGATGGTAACTCCGGTTCGCTTAGGGTTATGGATTGGGACGGCAAATCATTTGCTGATGGTAAGAATCCCGATTTCCCAATGGTGAATTATCAACGGCAAGCAGAGGACGTTCGTAGGGCATCCGGCAAGGATTTAGACGGGAATGATTATATCCAAACGGAAGTAGTCAATCCACCATATAGGAAAAGCGATGGCACGTTCACTACCGTACAGGCTAAATATTATCCCGATGGTCTTGGATTGGCACATCCTAAGCCGGGAAAATTATACTGGTTGGAAATAAGTCATAGGGCATGGGCAAAGAAAGAGGAAGTAACAAGCTAATGGGACTCCTTAATGTATTTGATAAAAATGATTTAGGCTCTTTTGTGGAGAGTCCATTTCAAGCACGTAATCTCGAATCGGAAGAGATGGTACGTGTTTGGGGTTGGAGGTATAGACACATCTGTCATACATTAAGAGATTTCTCTGCTATTAATGGCTCTTATCCTGCTGCATATATAACCACTAGACAATGGTGGCAGGATTCATATGTAGCTAGTGGAGTATATGATTCAGCAGGTGGAGAAACAGTTATTCGTGAACTATGGCAAAACATAATAACCACAATGTTAGCTTACAGGGAAAGCGATTTAACTTATCCACTTTATCATTGGTACGGTTCTGATGGTTTCATCAAAAATGAAGCCTCACCTAGAACTGATATAAAATATGGGGTGTTACCGGAAAATTTAGTGTATAAGTTCTTTCAAGGTGGAAGTTATATTTCTAATTACTCCTATTGTAAGTTGTTGGAGCATCTTAACTTAGGCGGTATTGATCCTATAACTGGTAGGCGTGAATGGAGTAAGTGTAATTCAGATAATACAATATACTATACCCCATACATGTCGGGTAAGACCTTTACGATTTGTCAATCAACGTCATACAAGACACAACCAGTAGGTCCACCCATACTAATGACTAATGGAGAGATAGTATTTCAAGAACTCGAAGCGTGTCTTGACTACTTGAAAAAGACAGTTTCTCCTGCAGCTAATTCGGGATATTCCAGTTATTATCCTCTAATAATTGAAACAGATTTAGACGCTGATGCAAATGGTGTTGGATACTCTACTTACTGTGCAGCTGATCCAAATAGATGTTGCAATCATTCCGCTGAACTAACTTGGCAACAATTATCTCACTATACTCACGACGACGGTGCAGGATATAGAATGTATCAAAGTCGCTTTCAAAATGTTCTAAATATTAATTTAAATGTAGAATGGATGGGTTGGCAAGGTCATTGTCAATATACTTTAGCTAGCACTCTTTGGCATAATAGTATACGTACAAGTTCGTATTACGATATATATCAGAACAATATATTATATATTTGGCTTAATGATGCATATGCTGAATTTCTTACCAGTTTAGACTATCAATATACACATGGATATGGTTGGTCTTCTACAACTAATTATGCATTAGGCAATACTTGTTGGGGCATTGTAGGTTCTCGTTATCATACTTATACTTCACTACAAAATAATAATTTAAATCATGCTTTAACCGACGGTGCATGGTGGACAGACAGTGGTGAAATATCAACATATTTAGATAACTATGAAAATAGAGAATTTATAAGATTCCCCAATTCCAAAAAGGGCAGTTATATATCACTAACTAATGGTTGGGTTGAAACAACCAGTAATTTAATAAAGTTGGTAAGTTCTAAAGAGGATGATAGATTTGGACCTATGCCTTCTGTTCTTCCGGTATCCGGACACAGTTCTATTAGATCATTTACTGTGGCAGATTGGGTGACTTTTAGAGAATTCACATTTAAATCTAAGATAGCATTAGGCTATAAAGATATGTATCATCCAAAATGTCCTTTCTGTAATAGACCTTATTTAATATGTAATGCCATAAGCCTAAGTAGAGTATATGGGCAAGGTTACACGGCTGATGAACTAAAAGACATGATTGTGCCTGTTACTAATAATAATGCAGGAAGCACTGCCAATATAAATGTTTATACAACTAAAAGCGGTAACTTTAATGTTACGCCATTAGGTGCAGCAGCGTTCAATACACCTACATTTAATTTACATTACGAAATACTAGATGTGTTAAATCAAGATACTTTACCTAATAGCAAAACATATCAATGTTATATAGCTGATACTGGTGATAAATCTGATACTAAATCGACATATCTAGATTGTCGTTTATATATGGCAATAACTTGGTCGGCTATATCTCATGCTTGTCCTCCAGTATATCCATCATACGGTGTTGAACTAAACTGGAATATTAGTCAGAACTATGCTAATCCTAGACCTAATGTTCAGATTGTTTTCCGTTCTAGTGCGGGGCGATTAAAATGGTCTATGGGTACACCTACATGGACAGGAGGAACATTTGGGCATTTTGATAAAGCAAGTGATGATCAACCTTATAATGGTGGTGCATTTGTGTATTCATATCTTAATCTAATTCTTGATGATAATACATTCACAACACAGAAAAGTGTTTCTTTCAGAGTTGATTACGTTGGTGGAGGAATGGGCAGTAATAATTATAATTACTGTAATATTAATATTGTGTTCCAAGCGAAGCCTTAGTTATTAAATAGATATGTGGAGGGTCAAAATGAGTGAACGAGGTCGATTAATGACGAACGGGGATTTGATTTATCCTAAGAAGGGTAGACAACCTCCCACACCGCCGGAAGGATACATGGCTGATGAAACAGATCCGTGGGTACTTCACAAGATTTACAAACCATGCAAGTTCAGAGCGTTCACTAATACGCCCACTCCTTGTGGGATTAAACGCTACACGTACTTCTGCGAGTTAGACAAGTTCGTCACAACATGGCGACAGTGCGATACTTGCACTCGTGCAGTGATTGGTGAATCCAAACAACTTAACACAACAGATGAATCAAACAAAACAATCAGAAATGATGATGGGAGTTTCTTATGAGTGAGAAAATTACAGCTATAACGTGTACGGGCGACCGTCATGTAGTATTTAAGATTTGTGAACAGTGGATGGAACGACAGACCATGAAAGTGGATCAGTGGATAGTTATTGATGACGGCAAAACGCCTACTCAACCTTGTTCAAAAGTGCAGTACGTGAGAAGAGTTCCCCGACCGGACGACCCTCCGCATACTCTGGGACTCAACTTGCGTACTGCACTTCCTTTAATAAAGAACGATATGATTATCTTTTGGGAAGACGATGATTACTATAAGCCAACATACGTTGAGAAGATGCATGACTGGTTGAAGACGAATCATATAGTAGGTCAGCCTAATGCCATCTACTATAATGTACAGTATCGTTGGTGGCACTGTCATAATAACACTCGACACGCTTCACTGTGTCAGACAGGCATACGTCCTAACAATCTTCCCTACCTTGAATCTCTCTGTGAGAAGGACTTGAAGTTCATCGACATAGAGTTATGGAAGATGGCTCAAGGTAGACACTGGCTTGATGATAGCCAAGAAAAGTTATGTATTGGTATGAAAGGGTTACCCGGTCGCGGTGGCATCGGGTCCGGTCATACCAGTACATTTGCTAACGATCCGGATTACTCAATCCTTAAACAGTTCCTCGGTACTGATGCAAACGTGTATTTCGATCTACTGAATATACGTCCGGAAACGATTGAGTATCCAAAGGAAGTTAAGAATTGTAGACGCGATCCACTAGGTAGACTCATACTACCTAAGCCTAATAAGCAGATCGAAGTGATTCTTGATCGCTTTGCCAAACGTGTAGAGCCTTTAGCGTGGGTACTGCACCCTATTGAGAAACGGAAGATAATAGGTGATACTAAGGATAGATACAAAGACAAGGTCTGTTACATAGTTGGTAAAGGTCCAAGTATGGATAATCTGAAAGAAAAGCATTTCGATCCGGATTGCCCAATCATTGGGTTAAATCAAGCTATACATAAAATTGAATCGTTGAACATCAAGAATGATATGTATTGTGTTCAACAGGATAGCCAACTTGGAGAGATATGTTGGAGTAAGAGAGGAACGATGTTACTGCCTTATATTACTAGCGCATGGTATACGCGACACCCTAGCGTGTTCACGTATAATATGGAGGACTTCAATATTCCTAATAATTTCCATCCTCAATCAATATGTATGGCTACTCATATAGCTAAATTGTGGGGATGTAAGAAGATAATCTACTATGGATGTGATTCTTTCATCAATGGGAATATAGAGTACGCGAAGAGTCTTAACTATGACATACGAACTAAGGAACAGAAACTCCGCGCCAATATAGGGGAGCAGAAACGTACGCTCACACCTATACTGACGGGATTCGATCACGAATTTAGGTTGGCTCAACAATAGCAAGCATACCTAGCATTTTCTTATAGCAGAGTAGTGATGTGCGAGCATCACTCTCTGCGGAATGTGCTACCATATTTTGGATGCCCAATCGTTCTGACACCTTTTCCAAGCCTACTGCGTTGAAGAACTTAACGCTCTTCCTTGCGAAATGCACATCATTAATTATCTGTGCCATAATCATACTATCCTTAAAGCGATAGTGGAAAATGTCTTGGAAGTCTGTGGGGTTGGGCATTAGCGTCTTTAGGAACATCAAATCAAAAGAGATATTGTGTCCAAGAGGAACTATCTTGGTGATTAGATTCTTCCTTCGCCATTCACGTATGGTCTTCCATGCTTCGGATTTCGCAATCCCGACAGTTGGATCAAGTTTGTTGATAGCTATGGCTTTGGCATCGACAGGATTATTTGCCCTTATACGCAAGTTCAGAGTGAGTCCTAAATCTTCGAACTTGTCATTGACAGGCATGATGCATAAGGATAGTACCTCATGCAATCGTGGATCAAGTCCACTCGTTTCAGTGTCGATAGCACAGACTGTGTAATCTGATTCATTCATCGTCATCTCCTTTTAATATTGTGAAATATATAGTCATCACCAGTATGAACCCTATTCCTACCCCTAACCAAATCATTTTCCCTCCACTAATCTTTCATATGCTTTCTTGTGATTTCCTTTACATTTCTTAATCATCTTATTAATGTCATCTTGTGTTATATTATTAAGCCTTGATGACTCTTTGCTAAGATGATATGAGAAATGTCCTATTAAATCTTTAATGGGTGTCCTAGTATAACATTTGGCAGTATACACCATCTTGGTGCAAACAGTATCTCCGGCTTCTATTTTCATACGCACTCCCTATTTATTGCTAAGAACTCTCCAATAGTTCTCTTACTTGTTGTATCGGCTCTACCCTTCTTAATTTTTAGCTCAAACTCCTCCCTACTGCGAAGGAAATAATGATTTATATAACCTAACGTTATATCTACATCTTGAGTCCAACCTAACTTAGTAGGACGATTGTACGCGCCTGTACGCAACTTAGCTTCATGTGGATTGCTGAAATGCATCACGTTCTTTCCCTGCACCAGTGTCTTGAACTGACGATTAACAACGTGGTATTCGGGTAATTTCTTGGTGAATTTGGTAAGTTGCGAGCCATTGTCGTGCTTCAACAATCCGCTACTGCCATACATTTGCCAGTTGAAAGCTAACGCACCATGCATACAACATTCGGCTTCGAGTTGCTCTACATCATAGTTGCTGAAGAAGAATTCATCTGAATCAATAAAGAGAATATAATCATTTGGGTATCTTTTAGCCATATGATTGTATGCGTTCAACTGGACTTGATTTCCTGGAAATGGTATTACTTCTAATCCAAATTGAGGAATCACGTCAATATCCCTACCATTATTGTAGATGGTTATCTTTCCGAGTTTCTCGTGATGATTCAACCATTCATCTAAATAACATGGATACTCATCCTTCACAATTAGACAAATTCTCACGTTCCACCTTTCCTTTCACATAATCGTTATATCTACGTATTACTGCGTAGTGTTTACCTTGTACTGGACTAAATGGTTCTCCAATGATTTGATATGTTCCATCGATTTGAGGTATACCTATAACCTCACCATAACTGATTAAAGTATTATTTTCAAATTTAAAATTGCCACTACAATGCGTGAATGGTATATTATTCTTTAAACAAATAAAACACAGATTATAACTAGCATAGTATGTGTTTACATTTTGTATCTTGTCCATTTGTATTTCCTTTGTAGTGAAACATTTTCACCATCATATTCTTTAAAATAATATAATTCCAATCGCCAACTTAAATACTCGATTAACCAATCACGCCTTTTGGCTCTCTCGTCTAGACAGTAAGCTATTCTAATATTCCTTAGCCAACCAAAACTTATTTCGGTATCGAAATAAAAGTATCTCCACTGTTCGGGAGAATCATCAAATAGCCTAAGTCTAAGTAGAAACCGTTTAAGTTGTAAAAAGAAATTCATACTCCTATAAACACTCCCATCATTTGACGATAACAAGCAGCTATCGCCATACTTTGTTGCATTATATCGTTAGACTTCTTGTAATCAACGCCACATTGATTACATATATAAGTCAAATTGTGTTTAGGATAAGGATAATCTTCTTCATGCCAGTAGGCTCTATCATTGCAGTATATCGAAGCGGTCATTATATCTCTATAACGATAGTCGAAGTAACCATTGAATGAATCAATGCTCAACCAATCAATTAGGAATGAACGAGATAATGCCCAATTATAAGCTAACGGCATAATGAGTTTCGTTTCTCTTATGCGGTACTTAACAAACCATTTCTCTAATTGGTCTTGTACGAAATCCGGATCGATGCCGTTACGTATTAGTTGTTCCATCTTGCTGAAGTCATTGCCTAACCAATCTTTATCACAGTTGCCTCGACGTGGATTCATAGTAGCTATAAATGGTGCGATTGAACCATCAACCTTAAGGAATCGATCTAAAGGAGTAATACATATTTGCAGTATATCATCGCGCTGATGATCCGGACCTGTTAAGAAGGTCGTAACTACACATAGTAAATTATCATTTAGATGTTTCATATAAGTATTTTCCAATTACTATGAATTCCACTATTTTATTAAGATCCAATGATTTACCATTTACTCCGATTATATAATCATTAAAATAAATGATTATACCATCCGGCATAACTCTAACATTTATAAATATTTTAAAATCATTATTAGAGAATGTAACACCAGTTAATCCATTTACTGGTTCTGATGTGTGGACGACGAAAGCTATTAGACTATTTGCCTTAGCTATGAATGTGTTAGCGTTCAGTATTATCATCACCATTTCAATCAAATTATCGAAGTTCTTAGTGCCTCCCCAAATCATGAGGTTCTTATCTTGATGAATTGTAATATAGTGTTCATTTGAATTTTTATGCCATACAGTATGGCATTTAGCTTTAAATTCACTATTATCGTAATTTAACCCATGCAAAGTAATAGGACGCATCACAGTGGTTGATGTTTCCATCTCTACTGGTTCTTCATTCAAAATCGTTTTGATCATTTTTATAATCCCTCCAACAATAATAACATACAGTAGAGCCGGGTTTTACATCCGACTTATCTACTGGATTACCGCATATACAACAGATGGGAGCATCACACTCATCATCTTGCATATTTGATGTAGAGTCTTTCTGTTCGTTTTCCACGTGTGATTTGATCCTTCTTATCTGCGAAATTGTTTGTATCTGAAAATGCTTGAGCGGTCATAGAAACATTTACATCCCACACTTGAATATCATCCCAAGGGAATGTCGAATACATTTCATTTTCATATCCACTTAATGCAAAGAATCCCTTTGATTGGAAAATCATCTCACACAAATTAGTGTGGTCTTTAATTGACATACCATGCTCATACAGATTACCGCTTGTAGTAGTATTCATGTATGGTGGATCGCAGTAGAAGACCGTATCATAACTGTCGAAGTCCTTTATACAAGTTGTCCAATCTAGATTCTCAATTAAAACATTTTTCAATCTATTGTGTGTTTGTTTAAATATAGGAAAATGACTGTCAATGCCGTGTGATGTTTTATTTAAATCACGACCGAAATTACGTCCCAGTTTTGAGAATGAGTGCATAATCATGTAATACCAGTTAGCTGCACGTTCTACATCATCTTTACTGGTAACAATCAAATCTTGAGAATCAAGGAACATTTCTCTAGATTTCAAAGTGAGTTCTAAGTAATCAATCAGAGCCTTTAGTTTTATTGGATCTTTAATGCATCGATAGAAGTTCACTACTCCACCATATTTATCGTTATATACTTCCATCTTATCCGGTCTACGATTGAGTAGTATAATTCCGCTTCCACCAAATATCTCGACGTATTTGCCGTTATATGGTAAATGCGGAAGTATATGCTCCACACTACGACTCTTACCACCTGGATATCCAAATGGTGCTTTAACCGCTACTTCTCTAGTGGTTACTTTAGTATCGTGTCCTTCTAATCTTTCAAACATATCAAATAAGTTTTGATTCATGAACTACCGCCTCTGATATTACTGTTTCTTGTTTAATTAACTTATCACCCAATACAACACACTTACCTGTCGATTTGATTTCCGCATCGAAAGTAATATTACCTACATAGAACTGACCACTCTGAGGTAACCTACCTTTAGGGAACATAGGAGGGAGTTCTTTCCCAATCTTCTGCTTAGACCAAAACTCTGTTGTAGGTCCAAGCCATTCCATAAATTTATCACAGAACTCACTGAACTTAATCATTTCACCATCACAACGGAAACATTCATCATCTATGAACATCTCTAACATACTCTTATTAGATTGTTCAATATTCATCTTGTCGGATGTTGCAATCACTGGTACATTCAAGCGGTCGAAGGACTCCGGAAGATTATAATTAATTATGTAAGCCATGAAGTCCCTTGCTTCTTCGATTAGTGAATCAATCAACTTCTTCTTAGGTATGATGATATTCAATTTATCAACGAATAGAACTACTATTCGAGTATCGCCGGGAAATATAGGACAGGCATCATGATCATTACTCATTTGTACCCAATGTGATACATTAGGCATCATATAAGGTGTCTTGCCTTTCCTATGAATCATTATATCCCTAGCAGTAACCCAATCCTTTATTCGGTTAGCTGCTTCTCTACTCTTAGCCAAATTGATTTCCTCAACAACGCATAGTACCGCGGACTCCATCTCTGCATTGAATCCCGATTTATTAATCAAAGCGTTATCTGCTTTAACTATTCCATTAGTAACCAATAGAGATAATGCCTCATGGAATATACTCTTACCACTATTCTGAGGTCCGTAGAAGAACAAGTATGGGAGAGGTTCAGTTGGTTCTTGGAACATCGACGCTATCCAAGTGATTAGATACTCAGCACCGGAGTGAATGTTGTTGCTTTTAGCCCAATCATTCATCTTGACAATATCATCAAGACCTGCTCCACAATGACTAAGTATTCTCCACCAACTTGGACACTTCTTTGCTAAGTCTAAAGTAACATCAAGTGATGGTTGGAATCGTATTTGAGCGGAGTTCCTGTTCCATTGTCTACCGCCCGGATATTCATCTTTAAATGGTATATTAACTATCTTCCAACATTTCATAACACTATTACCTAATGCATCACGTACCTCTTGAGTAGGTAGTCCCATTGATTCAAGAACCAATCGAACGTGTGCCAGTGCTTCGAAGTTCCAACCTTCTTCTGTTCTTAATGCCCAACCATAATCTTCTCCACTTGGAGATACTAAATGTCTAATGAAATCATCATAAGATGAATTATCTTCTTTAGCTTTAACTGTTCTAGGTTTGATATATAATCTTTTCCAAGTAGCTTTCTCTTTGATCCAACCTTGCATCTCTGATTGTGGAATCTTATGCTCTTTATCCTCAATAGATACTATGAGTCTACCATCTTTATGTTCTTTGATTGAAGCAGTACAATAATTAGCTATGTCGGGTAGTGCTAAGTGAACACCTAAAGCAGATGCAGCTAATCCTGCTTCATCAGCGGTTTTAAATACATAAGCACCGGAAGTATGTTCTATTCCTCCGAATGTTTGAGATGCAGTTTTAATATCGGCATCGACATTGAAATAACATTTTCTCCAATTCTTATCATCTAAATCCCAATTTGTATCTTCTGCCGTACCTGCTCCAAATCGTCTTACAACCCAACCACCTTGACGAAGAGGAAAGGCGAAACAATTAATATCGGGACGGTTTTTACCCGTTGCAACCGTTCGGAAGATGCCACGAAGATTCATCTCTTTGTGGGCATCAGCAAGATCGGCTGTATGACAAACAAGCATATGTTTGTCGCCATCCCAATACCACATCGCTCGCCTTTCCTGTAAAAAGTTGATTAACTTCTTATGTTCTTCATCAATGGCAATATCAATCTTAGCAGTGGCAACACCATCAAAGTCTTTTACTCTAGGTTTGCCTCCGATTACGAAATCAATCTGATCTTTCCAGTTGGGAACATCATCAAGTGGCTTACCTTGTTTAATGAGAAGTAAGCCTTGATTCTCTTTGGTCATCTTACGATGCCAAACAAACATATTACCGCCACAAATATCTACTTTGTCTTTAAGTGGAACTCCACTTTGGGCTGATATTTTATGTAAGATGGCTCTCGCAAGGGCTGCATGTTCCGAGCGATTAGTAGTTGGGATCGGAGGATTGAGTGTAACATAGATGTGAAGTCCTTTTCCCCCAGTAGACTTACGAATGGTGACGTAATCGATTTCTGCAATAGAACCACTGATCTCTTTGATTTCTCCATCGGTAAGTCCTTTCTTATGCCCAACAATAGAATCGAAGTCGAAGGCTACCCATCGGGATAACTTGTTCTTCCAATCCCAACCAGTTAAGCCTATACCTTCTACGTGGGCATCAAAATTGAAGTTAATGATTTTTGAATCAGACTCATTGTCAGATATAACAAATGGATACCATGTTTCAATTCCATTTGTAAAGGTTGCTCCATCCCTATTAGTTGAGCCATCTGATGAAACAAGTACATGACACTGCATGAATGATTCGTAAATCATCGCGAGGTCAGAATGAGTTTGGGCAGTTAGAAATTTTTTAACGACATCACTACGCATTGATTAGCCAATCTTTTTAAATAATCACAATCAATTTTGAAATGCTTATGATTGTGATTCTGCAACGGGTAAATTCCTTACAATGTACTATACTACAATATAAGGTAAAAAACAAGTATTATTTAACTTACTAACTTACTAACTTACAAATATTTATAGATTGCTAAATATTGTAATATATACCATATATATAAACGTATTTCAAACTGTTTTTTAGTAAGTTTGTAACCTTACTTGTTTTTTCTTATATATTGTAGTATAGTACATTGACGGAAGGAACTATATTGATAATCACAATCAGAAGATTGCCGGAATTCTGTTTTGATGATTATGATTATTGTTTCCTTAAAAGTGCAATGATTGAACAATCACGAGAAAGGAGTTGCAAATGTCAAAACTTGCGACACTCAAACTGGATCAGATCGTCGAATCTCCCGTCGCTCTGCGCTCAGTAAATGAGGAATCAGAACAGTTCCAGGAGATTGCAGAATCGATTAAGGCTAAGGGAATCGTAAATCCCATTAGCGTCCGTGAACTCCGCGACGGCGAAAATGCGGGGAAATTCTGTATCGTTGATGGTCTCCATCGCTATACAGGCGCAAAGAGGGCAGGTTTGATTGAGATACCTGTTCAGATCCTCGATGTTTCAGAGGCAGAAGCTCTTGAAACTCAGATTGTTGCGAATATTCAGAAGGTCGACACAAAGCCCGTTGAGTACGCCAAAGGTCTCAAGCGTATGCTTTCCGTCTACCCTCTCATGACCGTTGCCGATCTCGCTCAGAAGATTTGCAAATCAACGGCATGGATTTCAGAACGCTTTGGTCTCCTTACTCTTCCCAAGGAAGTACAGGACTCCGTTGATAGCGGTGAAATCAAACTCGGTAATGCGTATGCACTCAGCAAGCTACCCGAAGGCGAAATCGCAGCTTTCCTTGACAGAGCCATGACTCTTCCTCCCGTTGAATTCGTTCCCCTTGTTGAATCAAGGAAGAAGGAACTCGACAAGGCACGTCGCGAAGGCAAGGACGGTCAGCCGGAAGAATTCGTGGCAATTCCTGTCATGAGGAAACCTGCCGAAATCAAGGGTGAATATGAATCACCGGCTATTGGCGCGAAACTCTGCAAAGAGGAAAACGCCGGTACTCCTGCCGATGGATTCGCACTTGCGATTCGCTGGGTTCTGAAAATGGACAAAGCCGCGATTGCCGAATCTCTCGCCAAGTACGAAGCCCGTAAGAAGGCTCTCGCCGAAGCGAAGGAAAGGCGTATCAAGGAAACCGTTCAGAAGAAGTACGAGAACGCCGAGGCAAAGATTGCCAAACTTCAGAAGGAAGCAGAGCAGGCTAAGAAGGATGCCGCTTCCGTCGGAATCAAGATCGCATAACAAGTTCAGGTGATGCCGAAGTAACGTTATCCACTTAGTGTACTTAACGTTACTTCGGCTAATCTGCCAAAAGAAACAGGAAACAAGAACATGGAAAATGAAATAGTGAAACAGGAAAATGCGGTTGCCGTCTATGATGACTCCGTATTTAATTCGATTGCCGGATCAACAGGCTTCAAGAGGATTCAACTCTATGGGGCATCAAGCAATCTTGTTAAATCGGGCAAGTTCCCAATGGGGCATTTTGCTCTTGTTGATGGACAGGATACCCTTGACTTGGGACAGTCATTTGATTGCTTAGTCATTGCATGGCGTCCCAAAGCGATTCGTACCGGCGATAACATGGAAATAATCCACGATCCGAAGTCAGAAGCGTTCGCCAAAATCCAAGCAGAAGCAGGAGTCCAAGACTCCGGTTGTATGTGCGGAGTGGAGTTCCTTCTGTGGCTTCCCGACCATGGATTCGTTCCTTATTATCTGAACAACAAATCAGCACTGTATGAGGCGAAACCCCTCAGAGCGTTGATTGGCAAATCTGCAACAATAAAGGTTATCTTCATCGAAGGTAAGAAGTACAGTTGGCATGCCCCGAAGGTGACGACTTGCTCAGTGCCTCTTGACGAAGATCTGCCTTCAAAGGAAACGATTGAAGCAGAGATAGCCACCTTCCAAAAGCCCGACGACAAGATGTCCGAGATGGCTGCGGAAGCTGAAAAGAACGATAGGGCGAGATAACTCCTTGTGGGTTCGATTCACTCGTCCTATGGAAGTTCCGACACTATAATCGGATGGTTGGGCAAGGTAGGTGGAAACACCCCATGCTCACCATAGGCGGATTGGGATAACTCAATCTCCCTATTGTGAGCATACGCACCTCGCAAGAGCATGATTGAGCAACCTCTCTAAAAAAGGTTGCTCGCTTTTTAATAAGGTTGGTTATTAATATGATACTTGGATCATCCATAAATTGGAAGCCATTTCTCGTTTCCATCAAGTCGATGGATTCGTCAATCATTCGTAAACATACGGATGAACTCAATAATCCTCTCGATTATACTTCCTTCATAAAGATATGCAACGAGGCATTTCCAGGAACTGATGCACGAGAATTAATCTACTGTACTGATGTATTCGAAGTGAATCAGACTCCCATGAAGAACATCTTGCTAATCAATAACTTCTTAATTGTTCGGTACAATAAGGGATTCGTTTGTTTAACAGGTAACCTTGTGCAGTGGCGGGACTTCGTAGACTATTTCCTACTGTGCCGGATTGACGAATCAATATCGGAGAGATGCATAGAGTACAAGAAAATGCTCAAGAACATAGATAAGGATATGTTTTAATGGGAACAACGGAACAAACATACTTCAATGCTAATGGCAGGAAAGTTCCAGTAAAATTGGAATACGAAGGGGATCGTATCTTCTGTTCATTCCCCTTCAATCGCGCCCTACTGGACGAGATCAAATCATTTGATGGCGCACGTTATCATGGATATGATAAAGAGAATCCGCGGAAGATATGGTCAATCAAAGCAAGTAACAGGAATATCTTTCAATTAGAGTTCCTCGAAGGGAAGAACCCTTATATGCGCTACGATATGCCATACTTCGATTACGCTACACTTCGACCACTCTATAAGCATCAGATATTTGCAACGAAGCATCTTATCACTCGCAAACAAGCCATTCTTGCTGGCGAAATGGGAGTTGGTAAGACTTTAGCAGCTATCGAAGCTATGGAGTGGGCTTCTCGTATTGATGGCGCAATCAACTGGCTATGGGTTGGTACGCATAGTTCTATAAATGCAGTGAAGTTGGAGTTCCGTAAGTGGAACTGTTCAATCACACCGGAGTTCGTAACGTATTCATCACTTGAGAAGTTTGTAAAGAATAATGAATACATACCTCAAGGTGTGGTCTTTGATGAGTGTTCACGAGTTAAGACTCCAGTTGCCAAAAGAAGTCAAGCAGCTTTGTACTTGGCTGAAATAGTTAGAAGCAAGTACGGCGATAGAGGACACATTTACTTGATGAGTGGTACACCCGCTCCTCACAATCCATGTGATTGGTGGCATCTCTGTGAGATAGCCTGTCCGGGATATTTAAAGGAAGGCAATATTCAGAAGTTCAGAAACAGACTTGCTATCATCGAAGAACGTGAATCATTAAGTGGCGGTGTGTACCCTCATCTAGTAACTTGGAAGAACAGTGATGATTTATGCAACAAATGTGGAAAGAATAAAGATGATATAAATCATAAACAGTTCGATCCTATAAGTAATTTCCCTAATGGAAATTATCATGATTTCATTCCATGTAAGAATGAAGTCCAGTATCTCGGTGAAAGACTTAAAGGATTAGTTATAACACAGTTAAAGAAAGATTGTTTAGATATTCCCGATAAGATTTATAGGCTTATTAAGTGCGAGCCGGATGCATCTCTACTGAGAGTTGCAGAACACATTAAGAATACGTCAGGTCGTGCTATCACCGGCTTGACTTTGTTAAGGGAATTAAGTGATGGCTTCCAGTATAAAGAAGAGGAATCAAATGATAAGACCAAATGTCCTGTTTGCAATGGTACTCAAAAGTGTGAAGATTTCCCAATCGTTGATCCTAACACAGTCCCGACGGAGCAGATTAAGCCTGTTCTTGTGGAATGTTACAAGTGTGCCGGTACTGGTCTTGTTCCTCGTATCATTAGGACTACTCAAACTGTCAAATCTCCTAAAGATGATGTTCTACGTGATTTACTTGACGAGTTCGAAGATATTGGACGTGTTGTTATATATGCTGGTTTTACGGCTTCCATCGATCGTTGTATGGATATTGCTAGAAGTCTTACTTGGAATTGTATTCGTGTTGATGGTCGTGGTTGGGTTAATGATATGGGCATTAAAGAAGATGATGTCCTTAACGAGTTCCAAAACGGATTCGAGAATCACCCCAAGATAGCCTTCATAGCGCATCCGGAGTCGGGCGGTATGGGACTAACCTTAACGGCATCACCCGTAGTCATATTCTTCTCTAATGATTTCAAAGCGGAGAATAGAATACAGGCAGAGGACAGGATACATAGACCTGGAATGGATGCCCAAAGAGGCGCAACCATAATAGATATAGTTAATCTCAAAAGTGATGAATTGATTCTTGAGAACTTGAAGAAGAAGCGTGAACTTCAAGCCATGAGTATGGAAGAACTAAGGGAGTATATGAAATGAAATTACATGGCAACGTGATGAACTCCATCGTCAATAAGGCGTTGAAGGGTTCTATCTACGATAAGAAGTCCGATAATTTCTTCGAGAAACAAATCAAACGTGGGAAAAAATATGATAAGTTTCGTGGTGATTCATGCTACGGAGATTATTTAGATTTGTGGGGAGAAATTGGTGTCGGTGTTGGCGATGAATGGTGGAAAGATTAATAACATAGTGGAGGATTTATGGCAGATTTATCGTTGGAAAACATGAAGGAACGCTATCAAGTACATCAGATTCCGGTGAAGGAAATATTCGCTGATCCGGATTTCAACTGTCGTGGTAGTTTCAGTGCTTTGAGTGTGGTGGATATAGCTGACGATATAAAAAAGAACGGTCTACACGCACCAATCATCGTTAGGACATTGAAAGAGCCTAAAGATGGTAAGAAGTATATAATCGTTGCAGGTCATCGTCGATTCAAAGCGCATCAAGTAAATGAAGCCGAGACCATACCTTGCTTCATACGTGATGACCTTAGTGATGTGGAAGCGCGATTCATAAATCTCGCGGAGAACATCAAGAGAGCAGATTTAAACATCATGGATGAAACTAATGCATTAGGCAAGTTCATCGACTTAGGAATGACTCAACAGGAGATAGCAGACAAGTTGTCCTCAACTCGTGGTTGGGTACAGGTTCGGTGTATGCTTCTCCAATTACCTAAAGAGTTCCAAGAAGAAGCAAGACTTGGTAATATCAATCAGACCATGATTCGTGACCTGTATACTATTAGAAAGAACGGCGGATCAATCGATGACATGGTTCAGTTGGTTCACAAATACAAGGGAACTAAAGGCACTGCTAATGGAAAGAAGATGACCATTAGAGTAGCAAAGAAAGATGCCAAGAGGCAGAGGCACGTGTCCGAGGTACTGGAACTTCAGACTTTGATTCGTGAAACATTTGGTAACGGACTTGCTACTCGTGCCCTTGCATGGACAATAGGTGAGATAAGTGATTACGATATGCTTCTCACTGTCGAACACGTCGCGAAGGAGAATAACATCAAGTTCGTAATGCCGGAATCACAGTGTATAAGCACGACATCTCAACTGGTGGGTGATAACAGTGATTCAGAACAGTAATGACACCAGTATCAAATGTCATCGCAAGACTAAAGTCTATCACGGGCATATAGATGAGATACAATACGTGATAGACTTAGTTGATTTAGGTAAAGATTTCAATAAGAGTGATGAGCATAACAAAGAGAGGAAGTATTTTTCATATGAAAAAAGTCTTCATCATAGGAAGAATAACGGCAAATGAGCCAATGAGATTCATTGACAATATTAAGAAGGGCATCAATATGGAAGCCTACTTAATAAGTCAAGGTTTTAATGTTTCTCATCATTTCTTAGATTTCAATTATCTTTTAAGTACGGAATATCCAGTGGACGTTAATATGTTAAGGCAGATTAGCTTAGATGATTTACGTCGGAGTAATGTTGCCTTTTGTTTGTTTGGTTGGGAAGGAAGTCCTAACTGTATTACTGAGCGAGATTTAGCAATCGAACTTAATAAACGAGTCTACTATGACGTTCAATCTTTAATTCACCATGAAAAGGATATGCCTTTCTAATGATATGGTATGATACAGAAACTTGTGGCTTACATGGTGTGGTGGTTCTAATCCAATACCAAGTGGATGATGAACCTATCAAACTTCATTCCGTATGGACTACACCTATACAAGAAACCTTATCCTTAATCGAAATGATGATGGATCATGAAGGCGGTCTTGTAGGATTCAATTTGGCTTTCGATCATTTCCATCTATGCAAGATTTATAATATGCTATCACTATGGCATAACTACGATGATTATCCAATCGACATAATTGAAGACCTTGCTATGCTTGAACCTAAAGCTATGGATGGTGCTTGTTTGAAACCTAAACACTGTCTTGACCTTATGCTACACGCAAGGAAAGGTGAATATCAATCAACAATGGATAGGGAAGATATAAACATCAATAGAGTACCTACCATGCTTGCCTACTCTTTAGCTGAGAAGTTAAATGAATTAATACCATTGAATCCCATTTATTTCATGCGAAGCAAGAACGGAGTACAATGGCACGTACTGGATATAGAGGATGATGTAGACTTCAAAACTGTAACATTGAAATTCGCTCCGAGCAGTGCGTTAAAGGCTTTGGCAGTGGACATTGGACTCGTGAATAAGAACGATGTTACTGTATATCAAGATGTGGAGGTCGAATCAAGACACAGACCTGTGGAATACGGTTACGCGCCTTATGCTTTAGCAGGTGTATGGAATGATCGTGGTGTATGGCAACAGACTTACCGCGGTCACTGGCTTAATACTTGGGTAGACAAAGTTAATGTACATATAACTCATTGGGGATATAATCAGCAAGCAAGAGAGTATGCTAAAACAGATGTAGTATACACTAGGAAATTGTATGAGCACTTCATGAAGCAAGGCGATATGCACATGGATGACGATGATTCAGTACTAGCTTGCATGGTTGGTTCAGTACGTTGGCATGGCTTCAAGGTTGATATTGAGAAGATGACCGAGTTGAAAGCTAAGGTACAGGCGATTGCTGAATCACTGCCTTTCGTAAATGCTCCTAAGAAAGTTCTGATGTACGTCACTGAACCTATGGATGAAACTGAGAAAGCCTTCATTGATTCAACTAAGAAGACCATACTGGAAGATATAGCCAAATGGGAGAAGAACGATCCAAACTCATTTGAGCCAGTTATGATTCGTCATCCATCCGCATTGAGAGCAGAAGAAGTTCTCATTTGTAGGCAAGCTATGAAGGAAGTCGAGTTGTATGATAAGCTACTTCAAGCAGGACGATTCTGTCCTAGCTTTAAAGTTATTGGGACACTTTCTACTCGTATGAGTGGTGCTGACGGTCTTAACCCCCAAGGCATAAAGCATGACAAATATGTTAGGGAGTGCTTCCCATTGAATTTCGATCCGCGACACTATACTCTATGTGGTGGGGACTTTGATTCATTTGAGGTCGTACTGGCAGATGCAGAGTACAACGATCCGAACCTACACAAAGACCTACTGATTGGTAAATCTATTCATGCACTATTCGGTCAGTACGTGTTTCTCGATAAATCATATGATGAAATACGTGCAGACAAAGCTATTTATACTAAATGTAAACAAGCAGTATTCGCCCTCCTATATGGTGGTGAAGCTGAAACATTAAAGGATCGACTTGGTGTCGATTTGGAGGTTGCTAATGAAGCGTATAGGCGATTTACGTCGGTGTACACTGAGGTTGGTAAAGCGAGGCGCAAAGTGTTCGATATGTTTTGTTCCATGCGTCAGCCAAATGGTCTTGGAACAAAAGTCGAATGGCATGAACCTGCAGACTATATCGAATCTCTCTTTGGTTTTAGGCGTTACTTCACACTCGAAAACAAAATCTGTAAAGCGCTTTTTGACCTTGCTGAAACACCACCTAAAGAGTGGACGCGTCTCAAGATTACAGTTACTCGTCGCGACAGAGAACAATCAGTTTCGGGCGCGGTTCGAAGTGCTTTGTTCGGAGCTGCGTTTGCAATTCAAGCAGGGGCTATGCGAGCAGCTTGTAATCATAGGATACAGTCGAGTGGCGCACAAATCACTAAAAGGGTACAGCGACGCATATGGGACATGCAACCTGCAGGTATCGGCGATTGGATCGTCGCACCTCTGAACATTCATGATGAAATATTAACACCGGTCAGAAACGATAAGGTTATGGGTGTTAAAGATATAGTCAATCAAACTGTGGAATCTTTTAGACCTAGAGTTCCACTAATCAAAATGGAATGGAAGGTAGGATTAAAATCATGGGCGGAGAAGTAAAGTCCCTACTGGGGCATATTCGGGAAGACCTTCACGATAAAGTGAAGAACTTCCGTAATGTAGAAAACTATATTGCTAACAAGGAATTCGAATTAATCTTCGAGGAGTACAAAGACAAGGATAAGATTTTCAAATGGATAATGGAAGGCAAGATTGAGGAATTAAAAAATTGGCTTGAACATAATAAGAAGTTACTGCCACTCGATCTTTGGAATGTGGAAACCTTACGAAAGGAAGCCTCATCTCTAAAGATTCCTAACTACCTTATTATGAACAAAGGAACGTTGATAACAATCATAAAAAGGAGAAGGTCTAATGCATGATAAGACCAAGCAAGAATTGGCAGAGATGATTCTCAAATCATTTCAAGATCGAGTGAAGCCATCATTAATTGATGCGGAGATTGGAGATTTCGAGGTGCGTCCATCAACAGTTGCCCGTAAAGAGAAACTTGTCGACGCCATCGAGTGGCTTGATTCCTTCATCTTAATGGAGGTTCGTGAATTCAATGAAGTGTATGCCTTGTGTCCTCCGGACAGATGGAAGCACTATAAGGTCTACAAACTCACTGACCTACCCGAAATGAAACTTCTCAAAGAAGCTAAATCGAAATTGAAAACCAAGTGGACAAGTCGTCCTACTTGCATAAGGAGGACGTATGGATCAAATTAAGCCGGGAACGAAAGTACACAGATTCAATTTGCCCTACACAGATTTGTGTATCTACGAGCAGGAAGATTTATCTCATAGGGCAACTCTTAACGGCGTACTATTGCCGGAGATATTTGCAAAGGATATAGATGTCGAAGATGTTAAGGCTTGTTGTTTGCAAATTCTTTTCAGCAAGTATGCTTATGTGTTGAAACTGATTGAGAAATCTGTAATAGGAGATAAAGATGCCAAAGGTAAATGCGAAAATGATCTCTGCAAAGGACATAAGCAGGACGCTATCGAAGTGCCGGTTCAATCCGAAGAAGGACATGGACATGAAACTGATAAGCGAGATGGGAAGTCTTGAGTTCTATACCCATAGGATAATCGAGATAGCCAACCTCGTTAATATCGAGCGAATTCAAAAGGACTCTACTGGTATGTCTAAACATCTCGATGATATAATCAAGATGTCAGCCATAACAAAGTCATGGATGGATAAAGATGTTTAAAGCTAAAGAATACGGCGAAAATAGTCCGGAGGCTAAAGTTCAGAAAGCCATCTCTGATTACATGAAGTGCCGTGATTGGTTTGTCAAGCCTACTCACGGCAATATGTATCAAGCCGGATTCCCCGATCTGTTTACTGCCCATCAAAAGTATGGTATACGATGGATAGAGGTCAAATTACCAAACATGAAAGGCAGTAGATTCACAAGCCAACAGTTGATTGACTTCCCTAAATTCTCAGCTGCCGGAGTGGGTATTTGGATACTTACTGCGGGTACGGATGACGAGTATAGGAAACTGTTTGGCGCACCTAATTGGCATTGTTACTTGAGCATAATGAAACCATGAATCTGATTAAACAACCTAATCGAGCCAGTTGTCTTGCTACTGCCTTTGCTATGTGCATGGGCGTAGATGTAGAACACGTGTTTAAGATTTTAGGTCACGATGGCACTGAGATAGCTTTTACCAACCTAGAAGTTCCTCGGTGCTATCGTGGCTTCCATTCTGCTGAATTGATTTGGTTAGCAAACTCAAGGGGTTTTACTGTGATGGAGTTGCCTAAGAGTTTGGATATAAGCCATGACATGAAAGATATTAAATCATTCAAGCCATTCTATAGTGTGAAGATGTACTTTGAGCATCATGACATTGTACTAACGAATGGTCATCATGCTATCGCTTGGGATTGGCGAAGCAAATCCATATATGATCCAATGGGGAAAATATATACGGATTTGGCAATCGATTACTTGTATAATGATTTTGATATTTTCTATATCTTTGGTAGTAAATGCCAAACATCTTTGGAGTTGTTTGATTTACACATCAATGGGATGCACGAACATTGATTATGATTATTGGATTCTTGAATCTTACAATTTTGTAATTCGTTGTAAAATGTAGTTACAATTTTGTAACTAATTATTTTTCAATTATTTTTGTTTTCCGCTTGTATATATTGAATATAGCTTTATATTATATTATGTCGAAATATGGAAAAATTATAAAGGTTAATTACAATTTTGTAACGAATTTTCGTTATACTAATGGAAGGTCGGAAACAAGATTATGATTATCGTAAATCAAAATCAAAATGAAAGGGATGATTCAAATGGCTAAGCTATTGACAATCAAGAACCGATTCAAGAATCACATGGTCAAGCCGACAAACTCAGCACAGGAGAACGCTGATTTAGTTCCGCTTGAGGTCACCGAACACATGATTTGTAAGAAGGATGATTGGCGTGGATTATGGAACGCATACAACCAACACCTATCTCCCATAATGGATTCCGAAGGAAAGCCAACAGGCAACTACGAAGATGATTTAACTGTGGTACTTCTCATGCACGTGATGGACATCACACCGGAGATGTACGAAAGCCTCTATGATTGCAACTTCATCGAACTGTTGGAGGAATAATGAAAAGATTAGAAAAATGCGAATGTGGCAACGATGAACTGGAAGTCCTATCCGAGTATGATCATTACGAAGAGGACTCCATGACTCGTCAGTTGAAGTGTACCAAGTGCGAAAAGATATATGAGGAAACTTGGAAGCTCGATTCAGTAATCGCAGTGCCTCCTAAGAAGTTCTATTTAATCACCGAACAGAATACACCAAATGAAAACGAAAACAGTTCACACGACGTGTTCTATATTACCAAAGCTATGGATTGCGGAGACGCCATTGAAAACTGGAGAGAATCAGTACACGACTACACTGAACTCGAAAGTCTTGGTAGCCTACCCAAAGTCGATGTTGGTGAGGCGATACTTGAGATTACGGGCGTTAAGGAGATTACAAAAGAGGAGTTCATAACTTATGGGAAGGTCTTTAAAACTATCTAAAATGCCTTGGAATATAGGCAAGTCAAAGAAACCAAAAATAGAAGAGAGGTGCGTAATGAACAAGGAAGTTATCAAGGTTAGTAATGCCCAAGGGCTTGCTAACGCTCGGCAGTGCATGATGGAAGCCATCAAGAATGGTGACCGCCCTATCGTGATTGAATTCATTGATGGGTATGATGGCAGTGATGTAGATGGTGCAATAAGACATGAACGGAATCCCTATGAAGGGTGTCCGGAGCAGTTCAAATGAAATATTATTTAGTGTTTGAATCAATCGGACACAATAGAACTCTCACTTGGATTGTTAAATCCAAACACACTACACCATTTCAAGCATGGTTTCATGAGAGTCTTGATGCTGATCCAACTCTTGGTGTTCAGAATGACCGTGATTTAGTAAGCCAAGATGACATCTTCGTATTCACGGAAGGCAAAGAGATTAGCGAAGAGGTCTTCAACTTCCTAAAGTCATTAGGAATAAGGAGTATTCAATGATTACTTCCAAGCATCTACAACTAATAAGTCATCTCCGTAAGCATAAGAGCCACTATGGACATGATGGTCGATGCATAACTTGCTCAAATAATAATGCTCCGTATTTCACAATAAAGAGTAACAAGCAAGCTAAATACGTAAGGCAATCTATGCACTTTAAAACATTTTGGGGTGTAAAATGATTAAAGACATTTATGTTGAATCAATTCCCAACTGCGATATATGCGGTAAGAAGCCGGGAATATATGATGCCCGTATGAGTGGTCGATCCACTTGGGCAAACATGTGCGAAGATTGTATGACCTCACATGGCGATTGGACAGTAGGTTCGAAGCGAATCATACAAGGTAAGCCAAGCATAATTAATAACTATTCAACAGTTAATGCCGTGGCTTGCGATTCCTTAGAAGAGATTGTGGAATCGGGAATACAAACGGTCATGTGTCCACTGTGCAAGATTAAGAAGCGCGTGGAAGCTGATGCGAATTACAGTTATCGTTGTAAATGTGGAGCGGAAGTAATAGTAAGTCCAAATTTTTAATAAAAAGGGGTGCGTAGTGAATTATGGAAAGTACAAGCGTCGTTCAATCGGCAGAACAGTTGGCAGAGTCGCCTTCTGTATCTGGGCAGTGTGGCTCATCAGCTTCATCTCCTACATCGGATGGAGGATCTTTGGATAATAACGGAATATATGATTTGCTAATCATGGGAAAGCATGAACAAATTATATTAGACCTCCTACCATTAGCTAAGAAGATTGGTAGGAAAACCAAAGATGAATATTCAGTGGCAGTGGAGTGTCTTGTGGAGTGCGTGAATAAGTTAGAGGAACTTCCTCATCGAAACTATATCCAGTATATAGCGAAATGTATAAGGGGACGAGTTCAGACACACCGCGCCAATCTAAGTGTAGTACCTGTTCCACAGTGGTGGTATAGGATGCTCAAGAAACTCAATCGCGAAGAGGAATTGAAATACAAGTTCATTGATTATCAGAACTTCAATGAGAGTCCGGAGTTGGTCACGGAGTATATGTATTCCGACATAGCTGAGATTATCGAATCGAAGCTGAATAAGGTGGAGTTGCACGTATTACATGGTAAGGTATGTGGCTTCACTGATTCGGAAATCGGAGCAGAAATAAAAGTCAGCCAACAGTACATTCATCAAGTCAAGACAGAGTTGATGGAGAAACTTAGGCGAATATTGAGGGATATCGAATCATGAGGAAAGTACCCTTCAAGGATTTACCAATCAATAGGCGGTTCTTCGATATAACGCAGAATGGTGATGAGTTCATCAAGATAAGTTGGACTCACGCTCGAAGAATACGGGACGGAAAAGATATGGAGTTCTTAAAGAACGGTCAAATTTATATAAAAGGGAGTGTGTTATGAGTGAAGGAATGGACAATCAGATGATGGTAATGCCAGCGAAGGCATTAAAGGATCTTCGCAAGAAGAAGCAGGACAAGGTCGACGAACTGAAAGAGATGACCAACAGGGAAATCGCTGATACAGTTTGTATGACAAACCTTGAGAAGCAGATCGAAGTGATTGATGTATTCATTAAAAGGAGGGGAATAACATGAGAGCCATACTAATCAATTCCAAAGAAAGAACTATTCGTGAAGTCCAAGTAAGTGATAAGAACTTCTTGGAGGATTGCTACAAGCACATCGGATGTAGTTTGATTGAGGTCGCTACTACTATCTCCGAAAGCACACTATGGGTTGATGAAGAAGGCTATTGCAAGAAGGTGGAGAGTACCTTCATGATAGTGGGTTGTCCTCAGCCATTCGCCGGTAATGGACTCTTTGTGGGTTACGATGCCGAGAAGGACGAGAACAAGGACACTGATTTGACAATCGCTGATGTAATAGATATAGTTAGGTGGATGTGACGACATTAATACAACATCTCGATAACTACATCGAAATAGAGCGCAAGACGTGTAAGATGTCCCGAACTGCTATGGGCAGATGGGAAGCGTATACGGAATTGCGAGAATGGATTGAAAAACATAAGGAGAAAATGAATATGCTAATATGTGCAGAATGTGGACATGAGTTGCAGTGCATCAAGACAGGCATGAATGTATTCGTAGACCGATTCACTACATATCGCGGTGATTTGTTTCAGTGTCCGGTATGCAAGTACAAGATGGCAAAGGCAAATGATAATAACGAATATCATAATCCTCCTGTAAACATTGAGGATAACGATATTATTCACAAACAGGCAAGAGATGCCATGAGGGAGCAAACTAATCGATGAAGATGGATTGCAAAATCAGTAGTGATGGCTTTCTATTCATTAAGAGAGCCGGAACATTTAAAAAGCAAGCCTGTCCTTATGATAAGGATGGCGGATGTTGTGGTGATTGGTGTCCTCTATTCTTAGAGCCACATGAATCACCCAATACGGGCAGAGTACAGTTAAGTCTGTGCCATGCCGAAATAATATGTGACGATTTCAAAGATGAAAGGATCAAAACAGATGTCAAAGAAGGGTAGAATGGTAAGACACTGGCACAACGATGGTCAGCCTATGGTATTCAACGAAGCAAACATAGGTCGTAACTCATTGTGTCCATGTGGTTCGGGCAAGAAGTACAAGAAATGCAGGATGGTTTCGAGTGATTGCCAAATCTGTAAGACTTGTGGAGAGAAGATGAAACTCTATGTAAGAAAAGGTGAAATGGGCGACATCTACATCTACAAGTGCGAACCATGCATGAAGAAGCAAGCATTAATTGGGAGTCTGAAACCATGATGCTATTCGAATTCGATGCGGTAACTTGGAATGGCGACGTGTATTGTATTGGTTGTCTGCCTAAGAATGTGGACATCGATGACGAATCAGTTACTCCTATATATGCACAAGATGAAGTTGATGAAATACAGGTTTGTTGTGAGTGCGGGTGCGAACACGATTACATGAGTGTGCGTATACGAGACGAGGGTGATATACTCGATCAACTTGAACAAGAGAATTTACCAATACAGGAGGACGATTCAAATGGCTGAGTTCATACATAAAGCACACGTCTACGATCCAAAGAAGCACATTATCAATCCGAGTGATTGGTACATCAGCGAAAAGCTAGATGGTAGGTACTTCATTTGGGATGGTGGCGTCACTGTGGGTATGCCCGCGAAGAATGTAACATGGGCGAATACTAAGAAGGATAAGCGCGAGATGATTAGCACTGGACTATGGTCTTCCTTGGGGAAGGTTATAACTGCTCCGCCTTTCATCATCGAGCAACTGATGCAACATCCTTATCTTCTCGAAGGTGAGTTGTACCTCGGTCGAGGACAGTTCCAAGAATGTATGAGCATAACCAAGAGGCTCGACTACACCGAACAGGACATCAAGAATTGGGAACGAATCAACTTGATGGTGTTCGGTGCGCCTATGGTTCGTTACTTCCTTGAGCCGAGAGTCATCAGCAAGACGGATGTGATAATTCCTGTCCAAGCTGAATCCTATTGGCGTGATTTGGGAATCAAGGAACTATGCCAAAGTAGTACATTCGGAGCGACCTATGAGAGACTAAGCGGAATTAATTGGAATGGTAACATCTGCTTGGTGGACTACACGAACCTCAGCACTACCAACATCAATCAAGCATTGAAAGAGGTTTGCGATAAAGGCGGTGAAGGTCTAATGCTTAGGGCAAGTTACGATGTATGGATGGCGAAACGATGCAATACCATACTTAAAATCAAACCTTGGAAAGATGATGAAGGATACGTTACCGGATACATCGCCGGTAAGGAAGGCAAGACAGGCAAGATGTTAGGTATGATTGGTGCATTAGTCATAGGTTGGCATGGCAAGAGCTTCGAGTTGAGTGGCATGACCGATGCGGAAAGAACCTTTCATCCAAATGAGGATATGATTCCCGGATATAAATGTGTGGGTATTAGTCCTCATTTCCCGTTAGGAAAGAAGATTACTTTCCGGTATCGTGAACTGACAGTTGATGGCGTTCCAAAGGAAGCAAGGTATCATAGACCTTACATGGAGGAAGAATGACATTTTTTATTGATATTTCAAAACCACCATGCAAATTCTTTTATTTTAAAAGTAGACATATGGTTCAGATCGGTTATAAGTATATTGCTATTGGAATAATATTTCATAGCATTGGCGAATATACACAAATGATTGAAAACAAACAAATAGAATGGGTGATGAAATGATCACAATACACAAAGTTGATTTGTTTTTCATTCTGATAGCTATAGTGGTATCGTTCTTTATTGTACTACTTATTGCTACCTTAGTGAAGCATGATCGTCGAATCAAAGCGTTGGAAAACAAGAACATGATTCGTGCTATCATTTACGATGGCAAACTCTATGAGGTAAAGGAAATCAAATGAAACTATATAAAGATTTGACAATCGAAGAAGAAAAAGAATATCGTCAGTGGGCGCGAGATAACTATATTCCTTTCGATCCGATTAAAGGAATATGGCATTGGGTAGTACAGGATGAATGTGTCAAAATAAACAAGGAGATGGGTACACGTGAATAAAGAAATCATGAAGAAGGTTGGCTTCGTGAAGGAACTGGAACAGATTGAGATGGGAAACTGTCCACTGTGCCACAACAAGGTCGAAGCCAAGGATTTCGAAGATGAGTTATCCGTTAAGGAGTTCAAGATTAGCGGAATATGTCAGAGTTGTCAAGATAAAATATGGGAGAGAAAGAAATGAATGATCGTGAATTAGTTGAAGAGATTAGAAGGATTCGTGAATCGAAGCGCAACCTCGATGACATCAAGATTCCTATCTTGGTGGAGTTCAAAGGTCGCGCTTATACCATCGACGGAATAATGATTGTTCCGCCAGTACAAGTTAAACAGATATACAATGAGGAAGGACATCGCATTGTATTATCATTAAATGAGGAAAGCGGTAAATGACACAGAAACAAGCATTAGCGAAGCTGAGGAAATTGGCAGGTAAGCATGATTTCTTCTCCGTCGACAAATGTATGTATGGTGATAAACGAATCACCTACACCATGTATGTTAATATCGGAGTGGGTGAGGGTGTCATGGCTTACCAAATGGAAAGCATGGAAGCGTGTTTAATCGATATAGAGAAACAATTAAAGGAGAGAAATGAATTACCGAACACATGATGGAAAGACTTTAATATTCAAGCCGATTTACGGGGAAGTGCCACCGCTTCGTCGACCTAAATTCCTATCCCCTACGTCGGTCAATCAGTTCTACAAGTATCCCGACGAGTTCTTCCTCCAAAGGATTTGTGCTAATCCGCCGGAGAAGATTCCGCAGACCGTTCCTATGGGCGTGGGATCGTCGTTCGATGCGTTCGCGAAGTCGTGGCTTTACGAGAAACTGATTGGGAAATCCGCGGGCACGGAATACGACCTCGAAACTATGCTTACTACGCAGGTCGAAGCGAGTCATAGTGTAAGGAACAGAGAGTTCCTTGTTAATGCCGGTCGATACGCCTTCCGTTGCTATATGCAATCCGGTGCTTTGGCATCGTTAGCTATGGATATGGGCAAGGCGATTGAGGGATCAATTAAAATGGAGAAAACGGTCACGCGAACTATGCACGGCGTACCATTGTTAGGTAAGCCCGATCTTTGTTTCCAAACCGCTTGCGCGTCCGATGGCAACAAAATCGCGACGTTCATCCTCGATTGGAAAGTCAATGGCTTCATGAGCGCATCGACAACAAGTCCAAAGAAAGGGTATAGTGTGTTACGTGATGGTTGGGATGAAACGATTGGCGCACATTCCAAGAACCACAATAAAGCACACAAAGATTATATGCATCACAACGTGTGCGGTATCAATGTCAATGGTATGTTGAACCTCGAAACGGTCAGCGAAGAATGGGCAGGACAGGTCGTGACCTATGCTTGGGCACTCGGCGCGGAAGTGGGTGACGAGATATACTGCGGTATTGATCAACTCTGTTGTAAGCAATTAAGGGATAGGGGAATGATGTCGGCTTCGGAGTATGAGGAACTCGTGATTGCACAATCCCTTATGCCGGAGATACGAATCGCCAGTTTCCGTATGGGTGTCGGTAAGGACTTCCAAAAATCTCTGATGGAGAAGTATATATACTTGTGGAGTATACTGGCTCTCGACGACGAAAGGCTCAAGAAGATGTTTTTCAAGCATACGCTCAGCGAGTTCGAAGTGAACCCCGAATTAGCTTCGGTGAACCAGTGCGAAATGTTAATTAACAGTTGCATGATTGCGCCATCGGACAATGATAAATGGTTAGATACCATGACGCGAGCGCGATAGATTCAGTTTACACATTTCATTGACAAAAGTTACCAATGGGCATTTCTCGGAGTCGGTTTTACAAAACCTTCGGGAAATGCCCTTTAATTGCGTAGTAACCGCTTAAATTTCGATTTTACAGGCTTTTACGTGTCCGTACTGGCTGAAAACTTAGGCTTGCTTTACGGAGTTACTGACAGGAGACCAGTATATGTACATATATAGGGGAGTATGCTTATCATATTTGACGAAGTTAGTTAGTTAGTTAGTAAGTATATTAGTAAGTAAGTTAGAATCCAGCCTCAAAATGATTCTGAATCCGACTTCCCTTTACTGACCAAATCCAAACTCGTAAAACTAACATTGTTAATCTTGGCACTAAATCATGTAATCTTCGGAGTACCGAAGAATCAATCCGGAATTTACCACGAAGCCAGTTTTCGCGATACATTGTATTTTATGATTCGCTAAGATCAGCAAATCATGATTAATGCTTTTTAGCGCTTTTACAGGCGGAAATGGATGCAGGGCGGAGAATCAGCGCCTTATGTGGTGATTCTGCCGTCATCGGTTTACAGGCACGAAAAATGGCGCATAATCGGGGTAAATTATGCGCCATTCATGATCAAAAAGGACTAATTTTACTTGTTTACTTCATGCCATCCTCCTTTCTTCTAATGATTCGAGAATCATGACGATGAATTTGTGCAGTTTAGTGAATTTCCTGCTCAATTCCGCAAGATACAGATAGCTTTTCTTGTAACTTTTGAAATCTCCGTCGACGATGGCATCCAAGCAATACATCGTGTGCAATTCAATTAGCTTTTCCATTGTACCGGATTCCTTTCCTTTGTTGCTTCGGTATACATACGATTCAATTCTTTGTAAAAATCGGGAAAATTTCGGAAATCTTCGATGATGTCGTCGGCGTTGTCATAGTCATGCATAATAAGCGAATCAAAGAAGTATTCCAAAAGAGTTTCTGTTGTACTTTTCATCATAATTTTCCCCTTTGTTACTGATTCATCAATCGTTTTAAAATTTCCTCGCGAACATATTGCGCCTTTACAGAGTCATTTTTCTTCAATTCTGTAAACGCGCAAGATAGATACTTGATGTATGAATCATTCGCAAATAGCTTTTCCGAATAATCCGAGAAAATGCCGAAGTTTTGACGGCAATAATTTGCCAAATCAAAATTCGTCATATTAACGAATTTATCGGAATAAACAATTTTATAAATATCATCCATTTTGTTCCTTAAATAATTGAATATTGCTTTCCGCTTTCCGATTTTATTTATTTCTCAAAACATAGCCAGTATATAAAGGCTATTACAATAAAAATCAATAAAAACGAAATCTCATTCATGGGATTTCCCGTCCCATGTTAGTTAGTTGCTTTTTGCCTTGACGTAATCTTTCAACTCGGAATCAGTAATTTCACCTAAAACCCATGAAAGAGTTTTCCGCACGATAGCATTTTCAGTGCCTTTTGACATATTTTCTATGTCGGACTTTGACCGCTTTACGGATTTTTTCTTATCATCCGGTTGGCGGTTTATTTCCTTTAGTTCCTCGACCTTATCTTCGAACGCTTTTGGAGGTTCGGAAACCTTTGTTTCCGGATTAGCCTTTACAAGTTCGTTCCAAAATTCAGAAAGTATTTTAATATCTTTCTGAGTTAGGTCGGAATTCCGACCTTGCCATGCCTTTATATATTCCTCTTGAACGGAAACAGGCAAAAGGGCAAGACGGCGGAAATTCTGAATAGTGCCGTGGTGCTTTTCGAAAATTACTTTTTCTTCGGCGCGGTCGGCATCTTCATGCATTTCGACCGCCTCTTTTCGAGCATCTTTTATCTTTTCCGGCGATGGACTACCGAAAGAGGAATTCAGAAGCATTTTACAACGCTTTATTATTGCCGAATCACCGAAAGACAAAAGGAAAAATTCCTTTATTGCCTTGAAACATTCCGCTTTTGAAAGCGGTGTTTCCTCATTATGGTCCATAAGAATTTCCAACATATCCAATTCCGTTAATCCGCTTTTCGGAATAACAATACACGGAATAGTTTTGATATGTTCGAATTTCATGGCACTTGCCCAACGGCGGTGACCTTGCCCTATTTCAAATTTTCCCGAACCATCATCAAAGACAACGCAAGGCTTTTTAATTCCTGTTGTAGTCTTTTCATCTTTGAGCGTATCATCTATATCAAAGGTGATAAGTTCAATTCTCGGATTTTTGACGTTAGGAAAGCACTTGTCTTTTGCTATTTCCTGAATTTTAAGACCTTTAAGATTAATCATTTACGCACCTCATTTTTGAGGAAAGCGGAAAAGCAATATTCAATCATTTAATGAAATTTGATTAAGATTATTTGAAATCGTAATCCAGTAAAAAAGTTTTTATCTTTTTTAATTTCCCTGTTGTATTTTGTTTTCAGCTTGGATTTTCAAAATCCCGTTTTTGAAAAACAAAACACTATTTAATTATCAATGAACATAGGATATATAATATCCTTATATATAGTATATCCTTAATTTAATAGTTCAAACAAAAGTAAAAAATAATTGAAAATAATTTTCTGAATTTACAGCATACTAAAAATTATTTTCAAGCCTTTACAAAATAAATTGAAAATATTTTTTAGTGCCTCTTGAAATTTTTAATTTAGTTCAATTGAAATATGCTTTAATAAAAGCCTTTTTTCCTTGTAAAGTCTAAAATGTCTTTCCTGTAAAATATCATTTCCTCTTTTGTTTAAATAGCTTTCAAGCCTTTTTAGTTTCCTATTTACTCTTTCCAGTTTGTTTATTAATTCCATTATTCCGCTTTTCATGTTATCACCTTTTGGCTATTCAAGAGGCACTAAAAAATATTTTCTATACTGTTGTATATTGTATATCTTGCCTTTTGCCTTTTGTTAATTGACAATTCCAAGTAATAGAATTTTATTTTGATATTCGTAATTCAAAAATAAATTTTCTTCAAGCGGAATAAGTTTTAAATATATTTCCGTTTTCTTTGTTTGCTCTTTAATAAAAAATATCTCAAAAGCATTTTCAATTATTAAATGATATTCCGCTTTCCAGTATGCATGGTCAATTACTTTTGTTTCCTTGTGTTGTATAACGTATGACATAACCGCTTGAATTAAATATCTATCTTGTATTGTTTCCATACTGGATAAATAATTAAGGCAAGTAAAACCATCTATCTTTAAAATTTTAATTTCCATTTTATCACCTTTTCAAAAGGCAAGCTATACAATATACAACAGTATTTTTATTTTGTTTGAAAAATTATTCTATTGTGAATCTGTTGTATCTTGTTTGTTTTAGTAATTCGTTATCATACTTTGCGCGGTCGCTAAAGCGTCATCGAAATTCGTCGCGAAATATTCGTTGTCTTTTTGTCTTTTCCCATTTACATAAATTTGAACAACGAATTCACCATAAGCGTTTTTCCTATTCGGAATATTTGCATAAGATATTTTTTCAATTCTAATATTTTGTAATTCTGTTTTGCAATTGAATTTTTGTATTGCCTCAGATTCGCAAGAGGCGTCAATAATTAAATTGCGTTTTTCGTTAGTACCAAAAATTACGAAATGATAATTAAAAATTTTCATTGTATCACCTTTTTATTTTCGATACAACAGATTACAATAGAATAATTTTTCAATTAGGATAACAAGTTTTTATCTTGTTATTATTTACCTTTGTTTTAATTTGTAGCTTTGCACGTTCGTGCCAGTTTTTACAAACTTCAAACTATTATATTATCAATGAACATAGGATATATTATTATCCTATAATAATATAATTGTCATTCGTAAATAAACAAACTATACAAGCAAAATAAATAAAATATTTTAAAAATAGTTTTGTTGTATCGCGTTGTGATTCAACAACCATTTACAACAGGCGGTGGGTTATAATTGTTGTAGTAAGTTGTGAAATTTTCCAAGTCCGCCGAACCCTCCATCGAAACTCACATATATGGTGTATTTAATACTTCATACGGATTGCACAATCCGAGAGCCAGTGGGTAATTGTTACACGAGTCGTTGGCAAATGTTAAAAGTGAATCGGCATTTATGATTTTTATATTTTCGCGGGAAGGCACTACTTGTTATTATTTGTGTTTTGTAGTATAGTAAGTGAAAATGTATGATTGCATAATCATGGCAGTAAAGTGTGTAAGCTGATGGAGTAATCGTTTTATGATTGATAAAGAACGAATCAAACGGGTAACGGATGAACGCGATCCTAATCGGTGTCAAGCCGGTTCACAGGCTCATGGGCAGTGTCTCAACGTTGCCGAAGTGGGTTCGAAGTATTGTTTGGCACACGGCGGTGATACTGCTACTACCGAGGCGAAGGAGAAGAACCTCCGCAACTACCGATTGACGAAGTTCCATACTCGCGCAGCGGAGATGCGGGAATCAAGTGGCATTAAGGACTTGCGCGATGAGATTGCTATACTTCGTATGACTCTCGAAGAGAAGATGAACGCCTTCGAAAATGCAAGCGAGATGATTCTTCAATCCGGCGCGATTAGCGAACTCATACTGAAGATCGAGAAACTGGTGACGAGTTGCCATAAATTGGAGAAGGACATGGGCGTCACTATTGAGAAGACCACGGTTATAAGGATGGCAGAGCAGATTGTCGGAATCATAAACAAATACGTTACAGATAAAGAAACGATTGAGAATATTGTGCGCGAAATGCAGGTCGCTTTAACGGAGAGGAAAGAATCATGAAGAAGCATATGAAACCTAGGCGCGTTAAACGTATTCATAGAGAGAATCATAAAGAGGGTAGACGCGAAAGATGATGACACTGGGAAATTTAGCACTTGTTGAGCAACCCGAGCAGAATCTCGGCGCGTTGTTTTTCAACAAGATTGAAACCGGTCTAAAGAGATCGGCGCTAACGACTTGCTCAAATTGGGCAGAACAATATCGCGTAATGGGCAAGCCATATCCGGGGTTATGGAACTTCAAGCATCATCCTTGGCTTCGCGGTATGCATGATTCAAAAGCTGAACTCAACGTCGGTCGTAAAGCAGCGCAGATGGGTTACACCGAGTTACTCCTTAACTGGACGTTCTTCAATATCGACATACGTGGTGAATCAGTATTGTATGTCCTACCTAACGATGATAACGCAGGGATATTCAGTTCATCCCGATTCGATGCAGCCCTCGAATTAAGTCCCCATTTAGATACTATGTTCTCGGATGTGAAGAACACGAAGCACAAACGTGCAGGATCGGCGAATCTCTACATAAGAGGCTCGCGGTCTAAAGTTAATTTGGTTTCCGTACCTGTCGGTCGATGCGCCATTGACGAGTTAGACAAGATGGTCGTCGAACATATACCGCTTGTATGGGAACGTATGAGCGGTCAGTTGGATAAGCAGATGTGGATGGTATCCACTCCGACCGTGCCGGATTTCGGCATTGATGTTCCATATAAGCAGAGCACGATGGAACATTTCTTCTTCCCATGCCCTTGCTGCTCGAAACAAACGGAACTCACCTTCCCCGAATCCGTAGAGATTCGCGGCAAAGATGCCTTCGACCCTTCCGTCAAAGAGTCGTATCTGATTTGTACGAGCTGCAAGGGCAAATTAGACCATGCAACGAAGACCGATTGGCTAGCCAAAGGCGAGTGGGTTTCGCAGAATAGCCAAGCGACATCCCGCGGTTTCTATATCAATCAACTTTACTCGGGCACAGTTAGCCCCGCGGAAATCGTTAGCCAATACTTCAAGGCGATGATCAATCCTGCTGATGAACAGGAGTTCTATAACTCGAAATTAGGTCTGCCTCATATTGTAGAGGGAGCGAGAGTTAATGATTCCGAAATCAAAGATTGTTCTTCCGCATACAAGAACGGGGCAGACTCTTCTCGTTCACATATTGTAACTATGGGCGTTGATGTTGGCAAGTGGCTGAACGTGGAAGTATGCGAATGGATACCCGCACCGGTTAGTTCTGATTCAGATATGCACATGAACTTCATACCTCGTATACTTTTCGAAGGTAAAGTTGTGGACTTCAATGAACTGGACAAGTTTGTAATGAAGTACGCAACTAACTGCGTAGTTATTGATGCAAATCCCGAACGTCGCGAATCTCTCAAGTTCTGTGCAAGATTTCCTGGCATCGCCTATGCTTGCTTCTATGGACGCGACCAAAAGAGTAGGGATACCATACTTGGTAGCGAACTACCGACGGTTACAGTAGACAGGACATCGTGGATGGATTTGGCAATCAGCCGTTTTAGTGCCAAACGCATCAAGATTCCTATGGATGCAGAAATGGAATACAAAGAACATATGAAAGCAGTTGTTAAAGTGTACGAGAAAGATGATAATGGCAATCCTGTCGCGAAGTTCATGAATGTCGGACCTGACCATTTTGCTCATTCTCGCACTTACTCGGAGATTGCTTTCAATCTCGCAGCGAAGACCGCGGGATATAAAGACATAGGAGGAATTTTCTAATGGGTAAGCTGATTGATATTCGTCATCCCGAATATAAAGCCATGTATGACAAGTGGAAGAAGTGGCGTTACACATATGCCGGTGGCGACGATTTCATAGATCAGTATCTTAAATACTATTCCACAAGGGAAACGAATAACGATTTCCTTGTTAGGAAGGCTATTACCTATGTTCCGGCTTTCGCAAAAACTGCTATCGAGGACGTTAGGAAAGCCATATTCAGTCGAGCCAACGACATTCGTCGTACAAATGGTTCTGAATCATATCAGAAAGCCATAGCCGGATTGATTGGTGGAGTAGATGAACACGGTTCAAGCATGAATGGTTACATTGGCGAGAACGTATTAACTGAACTTCTTCCTATGGCTCGCGTAGGCATATACGTGGATATGCACAAGAACATCGGACCTACGATGGCTACCCTCGGAGATAAGCACCCATACATATACACATTCCCTACTGAGGATATTCTCTCTTGGCAGTATGGCGAAGATAACAAATTATCGGTTCTGCTTCTTCGTTGTCATGGTAATGACGTTGATGAACAGTGGGGACTTCCGGACGAAATAGAGATAACCTACCGATACTTAGTTAGGACACCGGCGGGCGTCTCCATTACCGAGTATGATGAAGCAGGAAACGAGATAAGCGGTTTTGATTTGAAAATCAAAGAAATACCATTTATCATACTGGAAACAAAGCAAGCATTGATGGCAGATATAGCCAATTATCAGATTGCTCTTCTTAATATTGCTTCTTCCGACATCAATTACATAACGAAATCAAATTTCCCGTTCTATACTGAACAGTATGATCCAAAAAGTGATATGATGGAGTACATCCGTAAGGCACAGACCGCATCAACTGCAGCGGTTAGCACTGGCGGATTAGGTGGGAATACTGCTCCAGTAGAAGGAACAACTCAAGAAGCTGATCAAGCTAAGGCAAAAGAAATCGTAACTGGTGCAGCACAAGGGCGTAAATATCCTGTCGGTTCAGAACGTCCGGGATTCATACATCCTTCTCCCGAACCTCTAAAGGTTTCGATGGAGAAACAGGATGCTATGAAGAAAGAAATACGCGAACTCATCTCTCTGAATCTCAATAATATCAGACCTCGTATGGCATCAGCTGAAAGTAAGGAATTAGACAACGAAGGTCTCGTTAGCGGATTGGCTTATCTCGGTGTGATGCTTGAATCAACTGAACGTCGCATAGCTGAACTGTGGCATATGTACGAGAATAAGCCTAATGACGTAACAGTAGCTTATCCTCGCCAGTTCACATTACAGACAGAAGCTGAACGTTCTGATGAAGCCATGAAGAAAGCTAAAGTTATGATTACTGTTCCAAGTAAGATATATCAGAAAGCCATAGCTAAGGATATTGCTCAACTTACTCTCGGGCATAAAGCATCTCCTACCACTATGGACGAGATATTCGAGGAAATTGATTCAGCTGAGGTTATGAATACCGATCCGGAATTCATTATGAAGGCTGCAGAAGCAGGACTTGTTTCCAATGCTACGGCGTCGGAAACTATTGGTTTCCCAAAAGGCGAAGCAGCGAAAGCCTCGCAAGACCACGCAGAAAGACTTGCTCGTATACAAGCTGCTCAAGGCGATCCTAATTCGCAAGGTGGAAAGAAAGCCATGATGCAGATGGCTGACGGGACAATGGCTAAAGATATGAAAAAGATTTCCCAAGATGGAAATATGAATCCAATTAATAATAAAAATAAGACAAGAGGTGCGTCATGAAGAAGGTATTCAAACCCGTGTACGATGGTCTACCGAGACCGTATGATGAAGGAAACATGCAGAGGAACGAAACTGGTGATAAGCGTGAAATCGTTATCATTGAGCCAGACGTTCTTAAAGAGATAACGGACACTACCGATCCTCTTTGCATTTATACTTGTCGGGCTGCTTGTGGTTCTAATGTCAATGCAGCGGTATGGCAGATACAACGGTCAACAACTGTTGGTTCAGTAATCACAACGGAATGGGCAGACGGCGATGGTAAATTTGACAATATCGCTGCAAATCGTGCTCTCCTAACATATAAATAAGGAGAACTAACATGACTCCAGTTGTAGACATTTTCTTAAAGAAACTTGGCATAAGTCTTGTATGTCATGACCATGCAGAGTTTGCATCACTGGCGAACTTCAAGGGATACTATGTAAATCCTGCAGCTTTGCCTACACCTGGACAGGCGGGTTGGTTCGCAATCGTTGGCTCTACCGATACTATGTGGGTATGGGATACCGGAACTGCCACATGGCTTGATACGAGTATGCAATCGGGCGTACTATCCTTCGGACCTATGGGCGCACCTAGAATGGGTAACGTTTATCCTGCAGCCAATGATTATACTTGGGCGATGATTGATAAGACAACGTCGTCCATCGCAGACATTGCTACGAGATCAGCCGGTGACCTTTCAAGCGGTAATCTCAATGTCGCACGTATGCCAGTTAGCGGAACTTGGAACGTAACTGGTGATTTGACAATCGAGAACGCATTAGCATCAGCAACAACTGTAAAACTTAATAGTACCAATGTAACTGCACAGGCTCTCGCGTTTCAGATGGTTAATACAGTTGCAACCGGTGTTGAGTTCTATTTAGGCGCAAGTGGTGTTGCCACTATTCGCAGAATAGGTGGATTGAATCTCATACAGATAAGTTCCGGAATAAGTTACAATGGTCTTCTTTTCGGGTCCGGAGTAATTGATTTCAACTTCGGGCATCAAGATTTGGACTTCAACATAAGCGCAGCTACCGCAGGAATCAACGCTTATAAGTATGATGCAGGACTTGATTTGCACACTTTCAGCACGTTCCCTGTCGGACCTTCAGCAGCACCAACAACGGATTATCAGTTTGCTAATAAGAAGTATGTTGATGATGCAATAGTTCCCGAAAATCTTTGGGATCGCGCGACGACCGTTCTTAGCGCACATAATACTGGTGATACAATCGATCCGTTGGCTATGCCAGTTGGCGGAACATGGTCGACCGTTACGTCATCTCACAGAATGATTGGACCGAAAGATAATTCCACTTTCACATTCCTAACGCTCGAAGATACCGCAGCCACATTTAATCATATTGGTATCATATTTGGTGCAGATAATCTTGGTGGTATAATCAATATCTATCGCGGTAACTCTTCCACTCAAGGAATAGTTATGAACGGTGGAAGTAGCACTTCCTTCTATAATGGCTCAAGTGGCGGTTTTGGAATAGGTACACTCGGGACATCTCAAGACAGATTGAAAGTTAAAGGTCGTACAAGTGATGATCAAGTTGATGCTTTCCATGTAACAAATTCGTCTGATACTGACCTGTTTAGAGTCAGAAATGATGGACAAGTTACTGTTGCCGGAAATGTTGTATCGGTGGTCGGTCATAGCCATGCAACAAGTGATTTAATAAGTGGAAATCTTGATATCGCTCGTATGCCTCTCAGTGGTGATTGGGCACTCAATTCCACTCTCGATATCTCCGGTGCAGTGGTCAGATTCATATATGGCGATATACAGGTAGCGGATAGCATACGTCACTATATGGCAGGAACTCCGGATACTAATACTAGATTGAAGTTCCAACGTGGTTTCATTCAGTTGGAAGCTAACGGTAAAGTTATTGCATCATTCGATGGTAACACTGCCGGTGCTTTTGCTAACTACTTCAATAAGGATGCCCAAGATATGGACTTCCTTATCTATAAGAAAACCTCTGGAATCGCATATAATTACGACGCGGGAACAGATGTTCATACATTCGGAACATTCCCAATCGGACCTACTGCATCTCCCACTACTGACTATCAGCTTGTAAATAAGTTGTATGTTGATGGTCTAATCGCAGCTGCAAATGCTCTAGTGTACAAAGGTGTAATTGATTGTGCAGCTTCTCCTAATTATCCTGCAGCAGATTGTGGTCATCTGTATGTTGTTTCAGTAGCAGGAAAGATTGGTGGATCATCCGGTACAATAGTTGAAGTTGGTGATATGATGATTTGTAACACCGACGGAACTGCATCCGGCGATCAAGCTACTGTTGGAAGCAAATGGAATCTTGTTCAGCGCAATGTTGATAGCATAGTTAGCGGTCCTACAAGCGCAGTAGACGGAAACTTCGCATCATTTAATGGCGCAACAGGTTCTATACTTAAAGACAGTGGCTACTCGTTCAGTAGCTTCTCTCTTACCGGTCATACTCACGCGACAACAGATATAGTCAGTGGTAATATGGATGTCGCTCGCATGACACTTGGCGGTACTTGGTCAATCACTAGCAAACTTACTATTAGTGGACATTTTGTTGAAATCACTAATGGCTTTGCTAATCAGTTGTCGGTACTGGGCAGTGCATCTGCAGGACTTGCAGAATTGATTGTTTCATCAAACAGAGGTACTTCAAGAGGTACATTTATAAGAATGTGCGGAGCGACCTATGCGGGTTCGTCCTTTATTAAGGATCTTGCAGGTAACGCGATTGCAGAATCAGAAGCAGTAGTTCTTGGTAACACGAACGATGCCAACAAACCGATGTACTTTGCTACAAATGACCGCGCGGTAACTTGTATCTATAATAGTTGCTTCGGTGTTGGACTCTTCAACACTGCAACTAGACCTACTATCGGATTTGAAACACGCGGAGTGAACTCTGTATTCAATACCGGAGCGGGCGACTTTGATTTCACAATCAAAAAGAACACTGCCGGTAATGCATACGCTTACGATGCCGGACTTGATTCACACGCATTTAACGGTGCAGCTTATACGCTCTACCGTAACAGCGAGAATCAGCCTATTGCATCACGTAGGACACTTAGTGCAGCACCTACACCGACATCGACAGGTAAAGACGGTGAACGCGGTTACTATGGTGGCTATAATTATATTTGGGTAGCAGACAATGTTGTTATCCGTCACGTAGTGGAAACAACTTGGTAAGGAACTAATATGAGCAACATCAAAGGATTAGTGGATGTAACTACCGGACAAGAAGTTGATCCGGATGCTCGCTATCTTCAAAGTATAGTGGGATACAGATCAATGATAGATGTAAATAGTGTACCTGTTGTTATTTTAACACCTAATACTATACATTTAGTTTTAAAAGCAACTTATCAAGGTCTTAAACTTCCCCAAACATGTGTTAAAGGAACTATATTTAAGGTAGTGGGTATGGGAGAAGGATTATGGGGTATTCAGCAGTTTGCAGGACAACAGATAATTATGGGAGATTATCCAACCACTGTTGGAACGAATGGAGCAATACAGGCTACATATAAACGCGATACTGTGGATTTGCTTTGTGTTGTGGCAGATACTACATTTTTAGTAATAAATTCAACTGGTAACATATCGGTGATACAATGATTAAAAATGATTCAAATAGTACTTTAAATTTTAGTATCTTAGGACATGGCGCTAAGGTCGCTAATCAGTGCATTTGGGGAAAAGCAAGTCTTTTCCTTGGAACATATGTTGGCGATTCAGCCGGTTCAATTCTTCAAACAGGACAAGATCCACATTTCATAGTTACTAAAGCCGATACTGCCGTGCAGGGTGTAATGGGAACTATATTAGGCGGATGCAAAGGTTCAGCCGTAGCCAACATACTTGGTGGATTTGGTGCAACATATAATGGAAATGAAATGAGATTGGGAACTCATGCATCAGTTAATACCAATGGAGTAGATTATAAATTTTGGGGACTTTCAGCACATAATGGAAGAACTCTCACTAATATGCGTTATCAATCATTTTATTATGATGGTAATGGCTTAGCAAGGACATTAACTGGATTGGGAATAGATTTAACCACTAAATCAAAAGTAGTGGTTGTTATTAAAGGAGCGGGTGCACATCCTGCGATATTTAGGACATCTAATCATGCTGATTATTACTCTAGCTATTTTCTTGCAGCTACTGCTGATTTAACAACCGGCATAAGTGGTTTTACTTCGGATGGTATATCAATCAGCACTGGTACAATGGTAAATGCTGCCGGAGTTCGCTATTACGGATTTGTTATGTGTGAAGATACAGAACCTTCAGCAGAACTAATAGTTGGTTCTTATATAGGTGATGTATCTAAATTACAGATTCCTGTTCCTCTTGAGAAAACAAGTATGTCTTTAGACCAAATGTTTATAATACCCAATGGAGCAAATCCATGTATGTTTCTTACATATGGATTAGCTTATGTTTCGGCTTCTACAACGGAACCGGATCAGTGGATAGAATTGGATTGGATGAATAATAGTCTTCTGATTCCGGAATCAACTTTAATTAACGATGTAAATAACAAAGTTAATTTCGCAGCTATACTTAATCCATCAACTTATTCTAACCCTAAAATATTATCATAAGGTGCGTTATGGCTAATGAATTAAAAGGCTTAGTAAATATTACGACGGGAGCGCAAGTTGCTGATGCAAAAGCAATCTTCGCTTACTACGACGAAACATTGTTTAATATAAAAGCGGGCGCATCTTGCGGTTCTGCTTTGACAACTGGAATTGATAACATTTTGATTGGTAGGGGAACTGGTAACGCCCTCACTATTGGTTATCGTAATGTTTTGATTGGTTCATATGCCGGTAACAAAATAGTTGAGAACTCGGATAATGTAGCGGTCGGTTACAGTGCATTAGGTAGTGCCGTTGATGCTTGGTACAACACTGCCATTGGTGCTTGGGCATTGTATAAAGCTACTGGTTGGTCAAATGTAGCCGTCGGATACAGGGCAATGAGCGGTTATGTTGATCCGGTTACTGGTTCGGGCAATATTGCTATGGGTAATGATTGCATGTATAATATCACTAGCGGTATGTACAATACCGGTATGGGTATGAACTGTTTACGTGCTTTGACAACTGGCTCTAGTAATGTTTGCTTAGGTCAAAACGCAGGATATGGTCTATCTACTGGAAACTCGAATACTCTCATAGGCTCACAAGCCGGACAGTATCTAAACGGCAGTAACAATATAGCCGTAGGACCGAACGCTTTACAGGGCGGAACAAACAATAATCCCAGTGGTAATATAGCCATAGGTGTAGCTACTTTAGCATCAATTATTGATGGAAGTGGAAACGTCGGCATAGGTTACTCTACTTTGGGATTACTTACAAGCGGTACTCGCAATCTTGCATTGGCGAATCAATCCGGATATAATATCACTACTGGTCATGACAATGTTTTACTCGGTCACTATGCCGGTCTATACATGGTCGATGCATACACGAACACCGCGATCGGTTCATGCGCTATGTATGGTGTTAAAGGTAGTCAGAATTTAGCTTTCGGTTACTGTGCGTTATACGGTTCAGCTACTTACGAACAGAATACTGGTGGCGGAAATATAGCCATAGGTAATGAATCATTGTTCTATATGTCTACCGGAACATATAACATAGCCATCGGGCATCAAGCCGGTTCAAACGTTTCCACTTCACAAGGTAATATTCTTGTTGGTGCTGCAACAGGTAGTGCTTTGACAACCGGCGGGATCAATGTTGTGATTGGTTATTCAGCAGCTAGAGCTATGGATACTAATTCGCATAACGTAGCGGTCGGTCCCAGTACCATGTATTATATGAAGGGCGATGCTAATATAGCAATCGGTTCAGCAGCACTGTTTGGTTCGGCAACTCCTGCAAATAATACTGGTTCATTTAATGTGGTAGCCGGTTACCAAGCTATGAGTTTCAGTTCAACGGCATCATACAACATAGCTTTAGGTCGGTCTGCAGGATACGGATTAACTACTGGTCTCAATAATACCTTCATCGGTTATAATACCGGTGTAGATACTACTGATTCTAATTACTCCGTTGCAATCGGATATTGGGCTATGAGATTGATGAACGGATCAAATAACGTAGCAATCGGTCAGCAAGCTATGGAAGGTGCTTACCCTAATATTGGAAATGTTGGATCAAACAACATAGCAATAGGAACTCTTGCACTTCAAACTATATACACTGGATACAATAACGTGGCGGTCGGCGCTAACTGCTTACAATCACTAAGTACGGGATATGCTAATGTAGCTATCGGTATGGGATGCGCGGGTATGCTTACTACTGCAACAAACTGTATTGCCATAGGTCAGTATGCTTTGAATCAGATGAGAGGCAGTTCCAATATTGGTATAGGTGTATCCTCGATTGACGGATCAAACACTCCTGCTAATAATACAGGTGTAGGTAATATTGGTATAGGACACGGAACATTAGGGTATCAAAGTGTTACATCCGGCTCTTTAAATGTAGCAATAGGTTATATGTCTTTGAGAGCACTGACTACTGGTTCTGAAAACGTGGTAATAGGCGATCAATCACTTGGACTTCTGACTACTGGTAGTTATAATATAGTGCTTGGTAAGTATGCAGGACTTGCATTAACAACTCAATCATATAATACCTTCATAGGTAACTGTGCCGGTAAATATGAACTTGGTTCTAATCGTTTAATATTTGATTGCATCGATAGAACCGACACTGCCGGTGAACAGGCTAAAGCATTACTTTACGGTATAATGGGTTCGGCAGTTTCAGATCAGACTCTGAAAATAAATGCTGATTCATTAATCACTCCGTCTACTTCGTACCACTACTGGGGCGAACCTACCACAGACGGAAGTTGGAGATTCGGACGCAGTGGTAATAACTTCGTTATCGAACGCAGAGAGTCTAGTGCGTGGGTAATGAAACAAACGATAGAGGCATAAAATGAAATCCGGACATTTATATCATGATGATGTACAGGGAATACTAGGAACTGCCCTATCCGGCACTACTCAGTGGACTCTTAGGGAACTTCGTACTACGGGTGTAGTTATCCCTCATATTGCAAGGAACGATATTTTTAGTATGATTTTCCAAATGACACACCGAAAGAAACTTCAGACTCCATGTGATAGCGTACATATACACTATGTTCCAATAGCTTCGGCAAATGGAAATATTGTGTTTGACTTCACTTGGGGATGGTTCAATCACGGTGATGTAATACCGGCTACACTTCCCAACAGTGGAAGTAAGACCATAACACTTGCTACTACCGATCAGTACAAGATGAAGTTGGATACTCTGATTGCTGATATGGCTGCTCCATCTAGCGAAGTATATTCCTCAATACTGATGGTTAAGATTCAGCGCGTTACCACTGGTGATACTTGGGGAACAGGTGAGATAGCTTTGGCATACCTCGATGCCCATGTTGATGTTGATAGATTCGGTTCATATAACGAAGCAACTGATTAAGGAGTAATAAAATGATACAGAAAACGTTTACAGATGTGTTCGGTGCTACGCACACGGACGGAGTTCACAAACTTATGACTTGTGATTTAGATGTAGTCAAGAAAACGGCTACTGCCAATTTTAAATCATTTCATAATAAGGCTGCATATCTTGCAGGAAATCCGTCAATGAGCACACATATCTATGTTGCACTTGCCATAGTGAACTTAGATGTGAACAGTTGGGACGAGTTGATTGAGTTCATGGAAACGATAGCAATCGCTAACGATCCGTTTTTCGTTGGCGGAACTATAATAACTGAATAAGGAAGGGACAGAGTATGAAAAGGGTCGATCTGTTGAAGTTGGCAAGTGGTCTTATGGCGGTCGGTAACGTGGAAGGTTCAATGAAGTGGACCTACGCAATAAGCAAGAATCGCAAGAAGATCAAAGACGAAATCGAGACGATACAGGATGTTCAGAAGAAGATTGAGGACGGTCGCATCGAACTTTGCAAGGAACTTGCAGAAAAAGATGACAAGGGAAACCCTGTTATGCTTGAAATGAAGGACGAGAAAGATGCAGTAATCAATACTGAGTTCTCAATCAAAGACAGAACGAAACTGGTGGAGTATCTGAACAAGAAGAACGAGGAATTCAAAAAGTTCCTTGATGAAGAAATCAAAGTCGAACTCCACAAGATGAAGTTGAGCGAGATACCGGACAAGGGAATGACACCAAATATGCTTGAAGGCATAGAAGCAATAATCGAGGAATAATGAAAAGAGAACCTCTAATCAAGATTGTAGATGGCGTTCATGTGAAACATGTTCACTTTGCCGACGGTAAACGTGTTCATATTTCTAATGATCACACGGAGGGTTACTGGTTAATCTTCCGGAAGACCATCTACAATCTTGAAAAAGAGTTCAAATTCGTAATCGAGTTCAGTAACGGTAAGAAGATTGAAGTAACAATTAAGGAAGGTTTCAAGTTTGATTTGGCAAGCACACCTAAAGCCATTTGGTGGCTATATCCTCCGATGGATGACAGGTACGCTGCTCCTGCAACTGGACACGATGGTCTATATGGTGCAGAGATATTTGATCGCGCAATCAACGATGAGGTTTTATATATTGGTATGAAGGAATGTAAAGCGACTAAGTTTGATATATTCTCTTTTAAAGAAGCCGTTGGAACGTGGGGGTGGACGGCTTATTTAAAACACAATAAATCAAATATTGAAAAGAATCGAACTTTTGTAGCAGTAAAGGAACTCCCATGACAGATACTCAGACTATACATAAGATAGTAGATGAGTCAGTTGAAAAGGCATTTAAGGCACGTGAACAACAGTGCAAATTACATGCTGACAGATTGAATTCATTTGAGAACAATCAGAAAGACATGGTCAAGGAAATGCAGGAAACTAACAAGTTACTTGCGGTTGTAAATGACAACATCCAAGATATAAAAAAGAATAGAGATCAGCTTTTTGACAAATCAAATACTAATTCTAGATTGATAGCTGAGCATACTATCAAAATAGACAATCAAGATAAGAAAATTGAAGGCGTTGAGGTTGAGATTAAGGAATCAAAAACTTTAAAATGGACGGCAGTAATTGCGATTACAACCGTAATAATAGAATTCTTAATTAACAGATTTGGAGGTAAATGATGAATGGAAAAATGGGAATTATTTTGGTTCTGTGTCTTAGCGCTATCATTACTCTTAGCGGTTGCAGCTCTATGTCTGTAACGACATTTGACAAAGATGGAAAGCCTGTTGTTATTCAGAATTTCAAGGGCGATGCCATAGGAATGATTAGCATGAATTTAAAAGAAAAACTTGTTTTGGTTACTACTGATGGCACATTCGTGGAATTGGTGGCTGAACCGCCCACGCAAGAGAACCCTACTGGTTCAATCAAAGCAATTTTTGCTACTGGCAAGAAAGTATATTTGACTATACCCGAAGGATTTAACTGGGACAAGGCTAAGGAAGGTCTAGAGGCTCTTGCTAAGGTGATTGAAGCAACAAGTAGTAAGCCGGTTAGTGTAACACCTGCCGGTGTAGTAACTAAATAAGGAGAACTGCAATGGCTTGCAAATCAAAAGGGCGTGGCAAACGCAAAAGGTAACAAATGGCTAAAGCAAGACTAGGATCGGGAGGTAGGTTCAAAGCGCTAACGCGCAAACTATCTCGTAAAGGAGTTAAGAATCCAAAAGCACTTGCAGCTTGGATTGGCAGAAAGAAATACGGAGCAAAACGTATGGCTAAATGGGCTGCAGCAGGACGTAGGAGGCATAGATAATCATGACGCCTTATATAACAGTTGTAGATGCTCAAGCATACTTCTCAGAACGATTGCACACAGATGCTTGGGATGATGCATCTGACACCGATAAGTTGAAAGCACTTATCATGGCTACACGCGCCATCGATAAACTCAACTTCATTGGTGATAAGGCAGATCCGGATCAAGAATTGCAGTTTCCGCGTGGAGATGACGAGAATGTACCAACGGCGATTAAGGAAGCAACGTGCGAATTGGCGTTGCGACTATTAGACGACGTTGATGCAGATATGGAAATCGAAAATACGCGCATTAATAGTAATGGCATATCTTCGATTCAAAACACCTATGATGCTCGCGTAGTTCAAGACTATGTGTTAGCAGGAATTCCTAGCCCTACGGCTTGGCATCTGCTTGCACCGTACCTTCGTGATAGTCGCGAACTGAACATCACTAGGGCAACGTAATAGACGAAGGGTGCGTAGAAGGAGTATTATGAAGACGAGATTGTGGAATCGGGTTTTCAAACCAGTGTACGACGATCCTAATGCCGATGCAGCAGCAAAAGCAGCAGCTGACAAAGCAGCAGCCGATGCAGCCGAGAAAGCAAAAGGTAAGACGTTTACACAGGAAGAACTCAATGCCATCGTAGCAAGAGAAAGAGCAGCTGACAAAGATGCGAAAGCAAAATTGATTCAGCAGCTTGAAGAAGCCAAGACGAAAGTAACGATGACCGCTTCTGAGAAGGAAGAGTACGAGAAGCAGTTGGAAGAACTTCGCAAGGCAACGATGTCCAAAGAGGAAATTGCCAATAGAGAGCGCAAGAAGCTCGAAGAGAAATTGACTAAGGAACGTGATGACGCCCTTAGCCTTTCTAAGACTTGGCAGAAGCGTTTTGAAGATTCGACAATCATTAGAAATCTCATGGATGCAGCCATGACTAATGAGGCATTTGCCCCGCAACAGGTTGTAGCTATACTATCTCCTAATGCGCGTGTTGTTGAAATGATGGACGAATCGGGAAAGCCATCCGGCAATTACGATGTAGTCGTCAAATTCAATGACGTCGATTCCAAGAGTGGAAAGCCAATTCAGCTTGAACTTCCCTCTAACGAGGTAGTGAAGAGAATGAAGGAACTTTCCAATGTCTATGGAAATTTGTTTAAAAACGGTGTATCGGAAGGTATGGGAGGAAATAACGGAAAAGGCGGGAAGCCAGTTGATTTCTCCAAGATGACGCCGACCGAATACAAAGAACATAGAAAGAAAATGAAGGAGAAAGGCGAATTATGAAAAAGTTTTTGAAGATTTTTCGTCCTGTTTATGACAACTCCGTCGATGCTCTGATTCCCGAGAAGTGGGCACTCGAAGGTCTTGTTCTTCTGCAGGAAAATATGGTGCTCGGTAACCTTGTCAATCGTAACTACAAGAACGAAATCGCAGATTACGGACAGGTAGTGAATATTGACAAGCCCGCAGCTTTCACCGCGAAACGTAAGGGAACAAATGATGACGTTACTGTTCAGAACGCCAATGCGACCACTCAGCCTGTCGCTCTGAATCAGCACCTTCACACCACGTTCCTTATCCGTGATTCTCAGATGACGATGGCTTTCAAGGACCTCGTTGCTTACTTCCTGCGCCCTGCGATTCAGAGTATCGCTTCCGGTGCAGACAAGGCTATTGCGGGATTTATCCCTCAGTTCATAGCAAACAACGCCGGTAACCTTGACGGACTCACTGGTAACAATTCCGTTTCCAACATTCTTTCAATCAGAAAGAAGATGAACGACAACAAAGTTCCTCTTATGGGAAGGAATTTCCTTACCACGACCGCAACGGAAGCCACGCTTCTCGGTCTCGAACTCTTTACTGCTGCTGACAAGGTTGGCGATCAAGGTACTGCTCTTCGTGAAGCATCTCTCGGGCGCAAGCTGGGATTTGATTTCTTCATGGGACAGAACACACCTTACGTTCAGACTGGTCTGACGCAGAGAGTTCTCGGCGGTGAAATCAACAACGCAAGCGGTTACGCAATCGGTTCTACCACACTTGTGGTCGACGGTTTCAGTGCTGCAATACTTGCAGGTTCGTTCCTTACGATTGAAGGATCAATGTATCCTTACGTTGTATCGAGCACTGTTGGTGGCGCAACACCGACTCAGATCGTGCTTGTTTCCGGACTTCGTGATGCAGTGGTCGACAATGCTGACATTGTCATCTACACACCTGTTCGCGTTGACCTTGGCGCAGGCTATGCAGACGGATATGTGAAGGAAATCCATATTGATGGATTCACATCTTCTCCGCAGATCGGACAGATACTTCGCTCGGCAGCCGGTGAGATATACACCATCATGGAAATATCTAACAACACTGGTACTGAAGCTGATGTTCTGCTCAACCGTCCTCTTGCAGGTGCGCTCGCTGATGACGCAATCCTCGGAGTCGGACCTGGCGGTTCTTACAACTTCGCGTTCACACGTGATGCACTCGCTCTCGTGAATCGTCCTCTCGCTCTTCCTATGGGTAACCTCGCGGTTGCTTCCGTACAGGAAGATAACGGACTTTCACTGCGCGTTACCATCACTTATGATGGCGTGAAACAGGGACATCTTGTAACGGTCGACATGCTGATGGGTGTCGCGGTTCTCGATGCAGCACAGGGAGCAGTACTGCTTGCTTAATCATGATTACCTGTTATAACAAACACATGATTCGTAAATCATACTACGACCTGCGTAAAAACCACGCAGTAGTAGTAAATTGGCTTCATCTTGCCAGTGAGACAATCAATGTCGAAACTGGCAAGATGACCAACGTCTATGCCGACACAAAGGTCAAGAAGGCAGTTCTCCTACCAATCAAAATGGATAGGGTACTAAAGGTATTTAATGGTCAATTCGCCTATGGCGGATACTACGATACCAATACCCGACTACTGATGGTTGAACAGAAGAACTTCCCTAAGGATTGGCGTGGCGAATTCGACGCAAATGATCGAGTAGTAATCAATGGAAAGCGGTATACTATCGCCAACTGCGAGAACTATGAGAATACGACTCTGTGGCTTGTTACGATAGTAAACGTGAAAGGCACAGAAGCTGATAACGTGATTTCTCAATCTTTAACACAAAACGCAGGACTTAATGATGTTGGAATCAATGCCTAAATGGATTTTGGCGTCCGTTGCCAAGCATTTCAGTGACCGTAAAGGTTCACTTGTGATGTATCTTGAAGGTCAGAAGCGCAATACGAATAAGTCGCAAGACTATTTTGAATTGCGAATGAATGGTCCGGATAGACGCGACATCGCTAAAAACTATTACGGCTATGATATCGTCATTAACGTACTTGTTCAATCTTTGTATAATGACAAAGATGCATATCGTGAAATTAAGACTTGCGGTCTTGTGGCAAAGATGTTTGAATCGTCGATTCGTATTTATAAATTCGGTGACGAAATTGGAGACGATCGTAATGTATTAGTGGGATGCATATCCTTGCAGGGAATTGTCGAGACCAACAGGTTTGGACGGCAAGCACCTTCAATAGATGTGAATACTTCCGAAGTACAAGGTCGCTATTCAATGGAACTCACAATTAACGAGGAGTGATTGAAATGAAAGTTGATATTAAAAAATCAACGATTGCCTTCAAGGATGGTACTACTCCGACACCTAACGTTCTTCTTGTGAAGATCGGTGACGGAAATATCACCTTCAAGGAATCAAAACCGAGGACCTACGAACTGGACAAGGGACTCCTTGACACAGTTCGCGATGGTGATCAGGTTCCAGTTGATGTAACTCTTGATTTCCTGTGGGAGTGGCTGAAAGCCGACACAGGGCTTCCTCCGACACCGGTGGATGTTCTCAAGAAACGTGGTAATGCTTCGGCATGGGTAACGGCTTCTTCCGATCCTTGCGAACCCTATTCGCTTGATTTGGAAATCGTTATCGATCCGGATTGCGCTGACGGCTCAAAGAAAGAAGTTATTCTTCTTTCTGACTTCCGTTATGAGGAACTGAACTATGACCTTAAAGCAGGTCAGATTTCAGTTACCGGCAAGTGCAACATCACGGAAGCGACGATAACTCGCGTCACATCAACAACGTAACAATGCAACAAGTGGCGGAGTGATTGCAAAATCATTCCGCCACCTTTCCTAACAATAAATTGCGGAGGGTATCGAGATGAAAGTTAATGGTAAGAAGATTGATGGTCCGAGCGAAGTAGTGATTCCTGTCATACGCGCAAGCGGTGATATCTATTTCAAAGCTAAAGCAGTTCTTAATTTTGAAACTTTTAACGCACTGTGTCCTGTACCTAAGCCACCTATGATGCAGAAACCCGGCGAAGATGCAGTAGCAGTTCTCAATGATGAAAAGTATCTTACGAAACTTGGAGATTTCACCCGTAAGAGAACGGCTTACATGATTATCCAATCACTGTCAGCCACTGAGAACCTAGAATGGGAAACAGTTAAGATTGACGATTCATCGACTTGGCTCAACTACGAAACCGAATTGAAGAACGCAGGGCTGAGCGATATCGAAATAGGACGTTTAATCAATGGTGTACTTGAAGCCAACGGATTGGACGATCAGAAAGTTGAAGAGGCTAAGAAACGTTTTTTAGCTACGCAACAGGTAAAGGTCTAAGTCCTCTTTACCCAAGTGGTCGAACTGGTGAATATGTTATTTGGCGCATCTGTGAAAGATGGCATATTCAACCCAAGGACTTCTATGAATTGGATTGTTGGTCTCAAGCAAAATACATTGCTTACGAGAACATAAGGGAATACGAAGAATCATGCCATCTGTAAAGTTCAAAGTTAGATTTAAGACAATTTCCTTCGATAAGGAAAAATTCACATCTGACTATATGAATGGCTTGAAGGAATTAACAAAGAAAGCAGCTAGGGCGTTTGCTCTAGCTGCTTCTAACCGAGTTCATGTTGATACTGGAATGGCTAGGTCAACTTTCCTAGGAAAAGTCGAGACTTTCGAAGGTGGAGTTTCTGATGCAAACGAATATTTAGGATTAAAAGATTCTCCTGCTTCAATCAATGTCAGTGGTGCTATTCAGAGAACTAGAAAAGATGCTGATAAGGCTAAGTATTGGAGGAAAGGTTCAATGTTTCCAGGAATTAGGGGAACATACATTAGGACTCCCGAAGCCGGTGCAGAGAGAGGATTGTTTATGTTTCAGATTATTGGATCAAAAATAAGTTTTCTATTTTTCCCCTCTGTAAGACATTATCTGTATTGGGAAAATAAGTGGCGCAGTATGGATATAGGGCGTAAAGCGTTCAGTGCTTATATCCAAGCTAATAAGAAAAAGTATATTCCTAAACTAAACAAATATTATAAGATGTCATACAGGAGTGCGTAAATGAATATCTTTAAGCCAGTATATGATGATACAATCGGAGCAATAGACTTCGAGGATGGTGGATTCTCTGCTAAAATAGCAAAGGTTACACTTGAACTTGATGCGTTTGGTAATGCTACTGCTAAAGTAGGCGAGAAAGTTAAGTATGCAGCAGATGATTTTGAGAAGTTATTTAATATAAAAGCAGAAGTATTTGAACGCACACTGGCTAACGGCGAAAAGATTCTAGATACCCGATTCCGCGGAATAGGTGGTAAGTTTGTAAGTCTTAATAAGGTTGTAGATAGAGAAGTAGCAAAACTAAATGCTAGTATTGACGCACTTGCCAAAGGTGGTGCAGGAATATCATCACCCGGACCTGCGGTTAGACCTAAGGGAACTGAAACTGCTACTCCATATGATAAATTATTCACATTGAATGAGCAAGAGATGATTAACGCTGAAAAGATTGCCGCGTTAAATAGATTTGAAAACGCTAAGCGATTGCACAATCAGTTACTTTCAGAAGAAGAATCATTTCAGAGTCGTAATTTAGCTATACTTAATTCCTTCTTAGCTATAAAGGCAGAGAAACAGAAAGCAGCAGAAGCAGCAGAAATAGCTCGTCAAGCTAAATTTGCTCAGATGCAACTTGATTACCAAGCCAAGTTATCTGCTGATATGGCTGCTAGAAATGTAACTATGGGTACTGTACCTGTAATGGGTAAGCCAACACCTACTAAGTACAATTTAGTATCAACGGGTGCAGGTCAGTGGGCGGGTGAAGCAGTTGCGGTCGGTGGCTTAAACAAACAGTATATGGAGATGAAGGTCGCTACTGATACTGTTGGTAGGGGTTTTACTGCTAAGAACGCAAAACTGTCGGCACAAACTATTGCCACTAACAGAGAACGTGATGCGATTAAGGGCGCACAGATGGCTATGGTTGATTCAGCAACCACTTTGAAACGAGTAGATGCAGGACTTGCTACACATACAGAGGGCGTTGCTAGAGCGCGAGCACAGTGGGCATATTGGGGACGTTTCTTACTTACGCAATCAATTCATAAAGCAGTGTATGATATAATCAATGCCACCCGAACAGGACTCAAAGAGATGGCTACACTGCAAGTTAAGATTTCAGAAATACGTACTATTGGACAAGAAGCACCACTGCCTTTTGGAACTTGGGAAGCTGAGATAAGAAGATTATCTGATGTGTATGGCATGAGCATGACAGATGTTGCCGAAGGTATTTATCAGACTATTTCAAACCAAGTAGCTTTCGGGGCTAATGCCACTAGATTTATGGCAGACAGTATGGTCTTCGCACGTACTACTGTTTCATCAACTGCCGATGCCGTTAATCTTTTATCTTCTTCACTTAATGCTTTTGGTAAGACATCAGATCAAACTAATGATTCGGCTGCATCACTATTCAAGACTATTGAAATTGGTCGATTGAGAGCAAGTGATATTGCTAACAGTTATGGTAACGTAGCCGTAACTGCTGCAGAACTCGGAGTGAAAGAGGACGAGTTAGGTGCTATGATGGCAATCATGACCTTGCAAGGTAAGAAGGTCGATGTTGCTATGACACAGATTAGAAATATCATGATGAAGATGCTGAAACCAACTGAGGAACTCGGTAAGTATTTCAAGCAACTTGGTTATGATTCGGGCGAAGCTGCAATATCCGCTATGGGATTGCCCAATCTTATTAGACAGATAAATGAAGAAGCATCTAAAGCCGGTAAAGGTACTCCTTGGCTTGCTAGATTGTTTGGAGATATACGTCCCATACAAGGTATCATATCTCTTACTGGCGATCAGATGGCAAAGTTCGATAGTATACTTGAACAGTATAACACTAAGCAATCACAGTATTTTAAAGCTACTCACATCTCTATTGAATCAACTGGTAAGTTACTTCAAATGGAGATGAACAAAGTTCATAATTACTTTGTTCAGACTTTAGGTGAAGGCGCATTGAATATTATTAAGGGATTCATCAGTGATGTAGATGATGGATTAAAAGGACTCGAGATTTCTAAGACATTAGGCATTAAGCCTGTTAATGATTTCGTTGGTGCTATTGAAGCAGCCGGACGAGTCTTAGAGTTCCTTTCTGCATTGTATATTGGTTGGCGAGTTAGAGTCAATATTGTAAATTATGAATTGGCTCAACAGACTCTTGCATTGGAAGCTAATACTATTGCCAAGACTAAAAATGCAGTAGCTACCGAAGCTAATACCGCAGCTATGGCTAAGTTCAATCCTTTGATTGGTGGTGCTATATTTGTTGGCGCGACCGCATTAGTGTACGCTTACATGGAAGCATGGAAATGGGTTATAAAGGTGAATGCAGAGTATGAAGGATTGCTTTCACTGGATAAGGTATATGAAAAACAGTTAGCTGAACGACACGCTAAAACTATTGCACAGATAGAAGAACGTGTTAATGCTTTTAAGAAAGAAGCAGAAGCATCAAGACAAGTGATGGAACAAGGCGTTGCCGTTAAGATAGCCGGATTGAATAGTGAAGTTGATGCACTTAATGCGACTATATCTAATAATGTTAAATTGATAACGGACTATGTTAGTGGTTCAATCAACTCCATAGCTAAGTTAATTAATTTCCTTGATTCAAGAATCACTGAAACAAGTAACACTATTAAGAGTCTTACTGCTAGTATAGCCGGTATGCAATCCGGTTCTTCGACATTATCCTATTACACTGGCTTGGTGGATAAGATAGGTGTAACAAATGATGCCCAAATCAAACTCAATAGGACATATCAACGTTATCTTGATTTAGTCAAAGCCGGTGCAAAGTTTGCTAACACCCAAGACTTGCGTGTACTTGGACAGGGTGACTTATTCAAGCGTAAGACTACTACTGCTACTGGTTCGGCAGTTAAAGGTGTTGATGTAAATGGTGATGCTTTCACTAAGCAGAAGAAATTCTCAAAGGACACACAGAATGAGATAACAAGTTATGAACTTGCTCAAATTAACGAGAGAAAGAACGCTCTCGACACGATGTATGCAGCAGTTAAGAAAGGCGCATTATCAGCATTTGATCGTAGGGACATGACAGAATTCGCTAAGTATTGGGATGAGTTGATTGCACTTAGCGATAAATACGAAACAATAGGTAAGAGTACCGGAGAAGTTATACGTGACCACGGTCGCTTGATTGACGAACGTGTGAAGAAGGAGCAGATTGTACTGGCGGAAAAGAAGAAACAGTTAGATATGCTTGAAGAAGAACGTCAACGCAATCAGAAGGCTAAAGATGACTTAGAAGAAATTAAGACCAAGATGGGTAATATTTCTACTTCTGCTAAGAATATGCCTAAGGCTACGGAAGAACTTGCCAAACTGTATAAAGACGCTCAGAAAGTAATAGGTGAAGCCGGATTATCACCGGAACTTACACTTCAGCTGAAAACTGAGTTTGGTAAATCTTTCAGTGGAGTTCAAGAGAATAAGAAATTGATTGAAACTATGAACTCTGTTTCTGATAGCCAAATCAATGAAATGGATAAATTGAATGCGGTTATTATGAATCAGTTAAAGAGTATGCAGAAACTGCAAGAGAAGCAGGATATGATTAAATTCATAGAGGCACAACGTGATGTGCTTAAAGAGCAGGAAAAAGCACTGCAATCTAAAGCAGACAAAGAAGCATCCAAGATGCTTGTTCCTCAGCAGAAAGGCGTAGATGCATCAAGTCAGTTATTTAAACTGTTGCCTAAAGTTATGGGCGAGAGTTTCAATCTTTCTAGGCAAGCTATGTTTGATGAACTGTTCAATGTTCTTAAAACTACTTTACCGGAAGCAGAAGCCAAGAGAGTAGCTACTGAGAAAACTAATGCTTTATGGACAGAGGATTTAGCTAAGCCTATTGCCGAGGCTTTTAATGGTTTCCCTAAATTGTTTGAAACAATGAATGAGGATATTAACAAGATCAGTGCTGAACAAATCAGAGCAGCAATAAAACAAGTTGATATTGTAACGGCAGGAACTAAAACAGATAAGGGCGGTCTACCTACTGAACTTCAAAATAATCTATTTGAGATGAAACGTGTTCTAGTTACGACTATGAAGAGCCGTGAAGAATCAGAAAAGGCAACTGAAAGTTTTAATAAGTTAAATGTAGAATTGAAGAACGTAACTGAAGGCATGAAAGGATTTAATGAAACGTTAAAGAATCCTGTTAAACTCACCGAGATGAAAACTAGGACTACGACGTTCGAGAATACTGTTAATAAGACATTCCAAAATAATGTTCCTGGACTTGATTTCTCTAAGTTGTTTGATGAAGCCTTATCTAAGAACGCACCAGTTGTTCCTCCAACTGTTAATGCTCCAACTCCGGAACAGGCTAAGAAGATTGTAGAATCAAAGCCGGTTGCTAAAACTACTGCTGAAACAAAACTAGATACAGAGAGATACAAGGAATTCACAGATGCTATAAATGCATTGAATGGTAGAATCTTTGAATTAATCAAGCAGAGAATAGATATAAATAAATCTACAACATTAACACCGGAAGAAAAGAAAGCTAAGATAGTAGAGATTGATACTAGGAAATCAGCAGCTTACGCAGCTAAAGCAGGAATGGAGGATCAGATTAAGAAGTATGCACCAGTTCCTACAACTGTTACTCCGATTGCTAAATCACCGGAAGCAGTTAAGACCGTACTGGACAATGTTCAAGATCCACTAGCTAATCCTGCGGATTGGATAGCTACTCCGTTGAATGAGATAGTTAATCAGATTATGATAGCTAATGCTAAAACTGATCAGACTAATAAAGACTTGGATAAATTGGCTAATCCTCCTAGACAGGCTGCAGAAGATTTAACGTCTTTCAAAGGTGTAAAGCCGGGAAATTGGAAATATAATATGTTTGGGACTAAGGGTATGCAGGGCATGGGTGGACTAGCTGATATGGGTGGTGATACCTTTGGTGATATGTCAGCAGTTGGAGATACTTATGCTAAGTTGAGAGAAGCAAGCATCAAGCAGATGAACTCGCAAGCATATCGCACTGATTGGGAAGCCAACAGAGGTATACAGAATTGGCAGGGTGGCATCAGTAAGGAGAATCAGAAGAATAATGCACCTAATGTCTTTGATGTAACAGTTACAATGGGAGGTGAAACACTAGCAGTTAAAACAGCTCAAGTGATTGAGAAGGGTGCAAGTAGAGGACAGAATAACGTGTCAGTTAATGGTCAAGGCATAAATGGTGCAACACGCGACCAACCCTACTATAATGTGAGAAACTTGAATACAGGAAGTAGACCTTACGCAAGATAAAATAACGCCCACAGGGCAAGGAGAACAAAATGAACGAGAGTAAAATGAAGATGAAGGGGCGTTTCCATGTGGAACACGTCCGTGCCGGAGAAGTGATTGGTAAGTATGAAATGCCTAATGGAATCGTGGATGTCGGTCTTAATAAGATTCTCGATGTCATGTTCCATGCAGCTACTCAGATTACCACATGGTACATCAGTTTGGTTGATAACGACGGCTTCAGTGCTTTCAATGCAGCCGATCAGATGTCCTCTCACGCAGGATGGACAGAATCAAACGGCACAGGCTCAAAGGCTGGCTATTCTGATTCAACACGTGTTGAATGGACAGAAGGTGCAGCAGCTTCGAAGAGCATCACGAACGCTACTCCGATTACCTTCAACATCAATGTTGGTGGAGTAATCAAAGGTATCTTCGTAACCAGTGCAAGCGATAAAGGCGGAACGACCGGAACACTTTGGTCTACTGCTGCTTTCGCAACTAACGTTACTGTGGTCAATGGTGACCAGTTGAAAGTAACGTACACTGTCAATGCATCAGAAGTCTAAGTGATGGGTTCAAGAGTTGAGTGATTGCAGAATCACTCGACTCGCCTAACCTATCAAGGAGATTTCGATGTCCATATATACCCAAAGTGTTAGCCATAGTCTAAAACTAGATGCATTTCTAGATACTGTCTACGTCGGTGGTTGCGGTGATCCAGTATATGATGGAATATATACTCGCGTAGCTGATTATCAAGGCGCACCCGCTTACGAGAAAATTACTGGCGGTGTAACGTACTGGCTTAGATATGGTTATTCGAATTATCAATACTGGGTATTAGGTACTGGAACTAGCACTGCTTACTATCGTGAACACGTTAATCCTAATACGTCAATCGATGTACAGTATAAGAATTGGGGAGTTTGGGGTGGAGTAGCACCACAACCCACTACGGTTATACAACGTAACAATGCAGTTAAATCATGTAGAGTAATAGGAGCGGGTTCAACTGCTGCTAATGGCTTATACACATTAACAGGTTACTATAACAATAAGCCACAATATAAGAAACGTGATGATCCAACTTGGGATTTGAGATTCTATTCTACCTACTGGAGATTATATCAGAATGGTTCAGCACGATACTATTCTACTTTAGGAGCATCTGAATATTTCCCTCCGGCAACTGGTTGGGTAGTTAATGGTGGTACTGCACCCGAACCAACTACTATGATGTCGGAAATAAGCAATACTGGTACACGTTTCATAATTACTGGAACGAGTTTGAATCACGATGTAACTGGTGCTTACAATTACGTTGGTACATTTAATGGTTATCCTTACTATGCAAATGAACTGTATCACATCTTCGCATACACATTGGCTAGTGTGTTAAGATGGTGTATAACTCTTAAAACAAATAACCTCAATCCAACCACCGGATGCTACTATATACCAATATCAGAAAAGCCTTCTATATACTCGTCTTGGACAGGTTACAATGGTTGGACACTGACTGATTTAGTCTGTACTGAATTAGATGGCGGTGGAGTAGAGTTCTCTCGTTCAGTAACGCAGGGATTGGGCAATCATCAGAAGCCCCACGAGAATCTTGCTCCTAGAGTATTCGTATCTATGCTTTACGGAGACGCGTCATATTTAGGTGAATATTATAAGCAAGAAGGTCTTATAAATGGTCAGCCTTGGTATAAGCTCGATGGTTCAGAACGTTACATATTTTATTATATAACGGAATGGTCTGATGAATACTGGACGATGAGTTCAACACTATCGTATGACGGACCTTTCCAAAAGTACGGTGGAGATGCTACTGGCACATATTGGAACTGGGGTGGTGGAGAAGCATATGTTACCTTGACAGAGCAACCTTTACCCGAAACAGGACGTAATTATATTGGAGCAGGTTCAGATAGTGGTAGTGCTGATGGTGTATTTGCATATGCCGGTATCAATTCTTTTGGTGTTCCTTACTATTATAATTCTGATAAAGCCTTATATCTATATATGTATACTGATTATGGTATAAATTGGCTTATCGGTACTGATATGAATGGATATGATTCCTCACTATATTATGCCTCTGGCGGTACAACGGCTTATCCCCTACTTAGTGGCTACTATGCTACATATGGCGTTGATCCTGGACCTACTTTTACATTGGTTGTTCCGATTGAAGAATCAGTAAGTAATGATATGGAGTTCGACCATTCCAACGATAATAATACTAGCAAGGGGAGTGGTAATAATAGTGGATTCGGTCAAGAGATAACTAATTACACTGAACACACTAGAGATGTAACACATAATTTGACTCTCGTACAGCAGAACAAAGGTGTACTTGGAGAACTGACGGATAATTATAGTGCGTTTGATGATTCAGCAGAAGCGTTTGTACAGAAGAACGTTCCTAATCCTGTTAAGTCTGCCGGTATGCACCAAGTTGTATCTAAATATAAAATCAATAGTAACACCATAGTACACGGCAATGGTTTTAATCAAATAGTTAGTGCAGTGAATAGTAGGGGTGCAGCTAACACCATGATACTTAATGGTGAAGCACATAGGGCATATCTTAAAGAACCCGATAATATACTTAATCTTGAACAAGAATTATTTAAGATTGAGT